CATGCCTCGCGCTATTCCCTGTACGTCAAGCTGTGACCCCCGCTATGGTAGGGGTAGCCTCGGAGCCTTTGCTCTCCTAGTAGTAAGTGCACTGAACCTAGGAGGGTTAGTATGATTTGGAGTGTACTAATTGTAATAGGTATTTATGTGGTGATTGTAGGAATGCTAATAATGTGGAACAATGAAACTCGTTAAACATCCAGATACATTTTTAAGAGGACCAACAGAAGAAATAAGTTTTCCTCTGACTGAAGAAAATAAAATTATTATTAAAAATATGATTAATTTAATGTATCAAGAAAGAGGTATTGGTTTAGCTGCTAATCAAGCAGGATATAATCGAAAGATATTCGTAATGGATGTAAGTAATGAAAAGGATAGTCCACAAGTGTTTATTAATCCTGTCATTACTGCTAAAAATAATATTAAAATGGGAGATATGGAAGGTTGTTTATCTTGTCCTGGTATAACGGTTAAAATTCCTAGATCTTTATCTGTTAATTTAAAATGGATATGTGAGCATGGTAAGGAGCAACATAAAACATTCTATCATTTGCCAGGAAGAGTAGTGCAACATGAGATGGATCACCTCAATGGAAAGTTAATTATAGATGAAGTATAAATTTACAATAACCGAAGATGGAAAAGAAAAAGAAGAAAAGGAAGGAATGTCTTTTAAAAAAATTTTAAAATCTTTAGTAACCCCTAACCCTAAGTGGAGTGGTTCTATTGAATATAGAAATAAAAAAAGTAGAGAGATGTTTCATAAAATATTAAATGGTAAGAAAGTATAAATATTCCAAAGCTGATCATGCATATATTAATTCTGAAAAAGGATTTGTGAACGCTGTAATTGGTAGAATTTATAGACCTTCTGCTTTAAAAAAGAGAAAAGGGAGAAAGGTAACCTGGGCTCCAGCTATTACCCGCGAGGAGATGTGGGCTGAATTGTTTTTACATGTTCAAGAAATGAAGGACCAGTACCCAGAGACAAATGGTAGAATTTGTGAATATTGTAAGAAGCCGTGGACTTACAGCAGGCGACCAGGAACTAGGGGCTTAGGAATACAACCTAGAGGACCTAATACTCCTACAAATTTTTCTATTGATAGATTAGATACAACTAAAACTTACGAACGAGGTAACTTAGTTTTTTGTTGTTCTGGTTGTAATAATAGAAAGAATCAAGTGAGACTTGAGGATATAATAAATATTATAAGAGTATGGACAAAAAGACAGCTAGATGAAACAGAAAAAATTGATTGAACTACCTAAGTTGAAACAAGACATAATTAAATCTTTATATACTAAATATAATAAATTTAATGATTTAGTAGATACAATTTTAGATAGAAAAAGAAAGGAGCAGAATGACAAAGGAAAAGACAAAAGACAAGGGTAGAAAATGGGATGGGAGATCACGGATTCCTACTAAAAAATACAAAGAAAATTATGACCGGATTTTTAAAAAGAAGAAAAAAATAAATGGCTATTATTATGATTATGATGGAAAAGAGACAATTCTCTATGAGGATGAAAGGTAGTTTAGAATGACTCTAAAGTGGAATAAACTGTATCATTACCCAGCGTCAACGCGTACTACAACTGATGGTTTAAGAACTTATGATATTGGTAAACAAAAGTTACCTAGTGTTACAAGTATCTTAGGAAATACTAAGTCAAAAGAGGCTGAAGAATCTTTAGCCCGGTGGCAGGCGAAAGTAGGCGAGAATGAGGCAACTAGGATCAAGGAACTAGCGGCTTCGCGCGGGACCAACATGCACAAGCACTTGGAAAAATATATTTTAGGAGAAGGTCATTTAGATTTAACGCCCGAAGGCAAAATTGCAAACGACATGGCGACCACGATAATTGATAAAGGATTCAATGATTTACAAGAAATTTGGGGATCAGAAGTTACTTTACATTATCCAGATTTGTACGCCGGAGCTACAGACTTAGTTGGAGTATACGACTATGAAGATAGTATAATAGATTTTAAACAATCCAATAAACCAAAGCGTAAAGAATGGATAGATGATTACTTTATGCAACTAGGAGCCTATGCTATGGCCCATAACCATATCTATAGGACAGAGATAACTCAAGGTGTTATACTGATGTGCACCCCAGACTGTTACTTTCAAAAGTTTCAAATAAAAGGTCGTGAGTTTATTAAATATCAACATCGGTTTTTAGAAAGGGTCAATAAGTATTATGAACAAATATCTAATACAGAAAGCAATTAAGAGAGAAATTTCTCAGATGTGGGAAGTAGAAAAAAATCTTAATAAACTTTTAAGTGTTGAAACAGAAGGTGTTCCTGAAGAAAGGTTGGATGGACTATTTACTAGAATCAGTCAACATTTGAACACAATTGCTTCAGCTCAAGATAGAATTATCCTCATTCAAGCAATGGCTGAAGAGTGTGGCATAAATGTCACAGATGAAAATCAAGGAAAATAGCGGTTCATCACCTCCCTATAGGTTTTCTGAGAATACAAAATTACAAAATCAGCACTTTAAAAATAGAGGTGATCAGGTGTTGAGGTGATCAGCAAGGAATACCAATGGTTTTAGAGAGTATAGGGGTCGCGCGGTACTTTTGGGTACCTAAATCTAGAAAAAATTCTAGAAAATGTTATAGGGTTAAGATATGATAGGCCGAAATAAATATTGGACAGGACCATCTCCGTGGATGGAAGAGTTTAATAAGAAGCATAACCCCGAGATTTACCATGGCAAGAAAAAAACCAAGAAGAAGAAAACAAGTCGTCCCAAGTCAACCGAACGATATCCCGTATTCAAAGTACAGGATTGAGTGGGTGGATGCGTTCAGTGATTCAGGCTGGGCCGATGATAGAGAGTTTACTAAAATGAAATTAGCTAAACCTATTAATGAAGGTTGGGTGTTTTCAAAAGATGATGACTCAATTAAAATTTTTGCTTCTTATGATTTAGATCCTGCTACAAAAGAAATTACTTTTGGAGATCGTACTATGATTCCTAGATCGTGGGTTACTAAAATGGTTAAATTAAGTTAACGGAAGCTTTGGTTTTACGTCTTCAGGCTTTACCCCTTTTGGTGGGTCCTTCTTTACTAACATTACAGCGTTGTCATCAGTTATTTGGTCAATACGCTTATCTAATTCCTGTTCTGATAAGTCTTCTAATTTCCCGGTTCTAACTATTTTTTGTTCTACATATAATCCACCAACATGTCCTCTTGCTTTCTCAGCAATGGTAGCTGCAGAAAAAGATTTTGCTTTGATGGCTTCATCTCTAATTCTACCTAGTTCAGTTAGGTGACCTCCATAAGATACACCATATTTTTTATTACGTTCTTCCCTTAGTAGTCCAATGTATTTATGTACTTCAGGAGATAGTTTAGGGTGTTGTAGTTCATATGCCTCTTGTCGTGCTCTATTCTTACTGTATCCAGCTTCAATGGCACATTCATAAGCATACTTACGTCCTTCAAAAAATACCAATAGTTCGGCAAACTTTGCCTGCATAGGTGTAAGTCGTGGTGCGGGTCCTCGTTTTTTCTTCACAATTTCCGTCATAGTTGACAATATAAATAGATTATCTTATAAAGTCAAATATGAAAGATAAGCGCACATATACTAATATAAAGGAATACAACGAAGAAATGACATATGAAAATGAAGTGAAAATATCACATGATGATAGAGGATCAGGTGATTTAACTTTTCAAATAGAACAATTAACTAAACAGAAAGAATTTTTACAAGATAAATGCCGACAGGCTGGTGAGACGATTGATGGACTCAGGAAAGAATTAGATAGATTGTCGGAAGAAAACGGTAACTTAATGACATTGTTGGGAGATAAAAATGTTAAAGGGTAGAGATCTTATTATGATCTTCGAGAGATTCGTAGGTCCTAAACAGAAAGCAAGTGTTACTCAAGATGCTCGAGTTCAAGTTCGTACGCCGGATGGGCGACATTATGACATCAAAGGTGTAGATTTAGTTGAAAATAAATTAATTGGTGCTAGAGAGACTCACAGGATTGTAATCTCTACGCACGAAGAAGTCGCTAAAATGGGTAAACCTAAGCTCATTGTGTAAACATTTGTAACCTCGGTTTTTTAATGCGTCCAGAAACAAAATTATGGCATGATTTTAAAAAACATACACCGCAAATTAGTTGGACTAGACTTGAAAATTCTTCTGTATTGGGCACTCCCGATCTATTGGGTTATAATACTTTTGGTACCTTTTTTACAGTAGAGTTAAAGGTTATTTCGGGTTACAAATTACGCCTCTCCCCACATCAAATTGCGTTTCATGTGAAACATCCACAGCACACATTTATACTTGCCTGGAAGGCCTCTCGAAGAGAGTACAAAATGTTTCCAGGCTCTAGTATCTTGACACTAGTAAAAGATGGATTTAAGTCACCTGCTGCTTGTGACTATGGGCTTGTAGCTTGCGGGTTATATCTTCAGAATCTTCAGTAGCTTGTGGCTTGCAGCTTGTAGCTGTAGTAGCTGGTGGCTTGTAGCTTGTAACTTTAGTAGCTTGTAGCTTACGTAGTTTCCGGAGCTCCGCATAATACTTAGGATGTCTCCAGACGTGAGTCACTTTTTAATTTTCAGGAATCTTAATAATTTACACATCTTGCAATAACATAACCAGTTATATTCGTATTGCTTAATGTTTCGGATAAGCCACATTGTTCACCCCCTTGTCCCAGCATTGTCTACAGCTGCCGCATTCATTGCCCTGATCCTGTGCCGGGCAGGTCTTGCCTGCCTGGACTACAGTCGACGTATGAGGCCAAAAGTTAACTGGCCTCTGGTCTATCATATGCGAGGACACACGAATGATTAAATTTTTTGGTACAACCTCAGGTTGTATGCCTTTTAATATTTTTACTTCTCGCGTTGGCATCCAGTGCTGCACGGCCGGCGTGGCTGTGCATACTTCGAATATATTGTTGAGATGATCAAGCCCCTGCAGGTCACCAGAGTCATGCCACCTAAACCATGGAACCTTCCTGCTGTACCAGGCCACCAGCGTGGTCATTGCTTCCACCCATTGTGGATGAGTTAAAGAATTCAACCTACGGGTGAGCGCGTCTTTTACATTTCTAAATCTATATCTCCCCTTCATGGCATAACAGCCGGCGCAGACTGAGCCCGCCACGGCTTGCAGCTTCACCCCTGTGATACACTTCCAGGCTGGCAGGTTGTAGGCGTAACCAGGCATCTTTGATGGAGCTGACAGGCCGCCGGTTATTTCTTTAGCTTCTTTTAATTTCATATTTCTGTATCCTATATAATCTTATAATACTAGTTTGTCAAGCTTGCAGCTTGTGGCTTCAGTAGCCTGTAGCTTGCGGCTTGTAACTTTAGAATCATTCTAAACTGGCCTATTTAACATACTCGCGCATGCTGTAGGCTAGGCCATCAATTTGTTCCCATAACCATTCACCTGAGCTGCCCTGGTGCGGTTCCCATGCCCACTCTTCCAGATATTTATTTAATTTTTTATCAGTCCACTTGTCAAAGTCCTGAGGCAGGTGCTGCCCCAGGTAATGACCAGATGCCCATATCAAATCCTGTTTACGCTTTTTCTCTATGGATACCTGATTTTTTTTAGTTTGTTTTTTTTGCATTTCCACCTTGTATGATTACATTGTCACCATCGAACCCGGCACCCTTCAACATGTCTCCAATTTTAGAGATCATCTTAACTTCAGCGTGCTTTTCGTGTTTGTCTTTGTATTTAATATATTCCTTGTTCATGATCACAGGCTCAAATTTAGAGTGGTACCAGATACCACCATCATAAGAGTTTTTTAATTTTTCTGTGGGAATATATTGAGATGATGATACATGCCATTGATCATTTTTAAAGATGTAAATATATTCAATATGACAGTCACCTCTCATATTATACATGTACATCCACTCATCTCTGTAGGTTTTGGCTAGATCTTCTTCTCTGTCCCAGTCTCTTCCATAAAAGCTACATTCATTTATGGTATCTCCCAGGTAGCTGGCATCTCCATAATTAAATAGTTCTTTTGCCAAATCATATTTATTATAATGATCAACCAGGCATTTTCCTACGCCATATGGATACCCATCACTGTGAACATATATTACTTTTACTTTTTTTGTCTTTGGGTCTTCTATTGCTATATTGCTTCGTGTACTCATTTTTCCTCTCTTTCTATTCCTATCTTATATTATATAGGATCAATTGTCAAGTATTATTTTTAAGCTTGCCGCTTGATGCTTTGACCAGTAACCGCCCACTACTAGCTAACGCGGGATTCTGTTACTGATCCCAGATCCACCAGGTGCATGTAAGACATTAAAGATCTGCCTAGTGGATCAGGGATCAGGAGATGAGTATGTAGGTACAAATTCATCTCAAGTCCTGATCCCAGACCCTACGTTGCAGTAGTTACTACAAGCTTAGCATACACAGCAGGGTCAGGGATCAGGGGGCATCTAAACAAGTAGCCCCCAGAATTCTATTTAAAATGGCATATCTTCAGTTATATTTACTTCTTTGCCATTCGTTTTGGTTTCAACTTCATTAGTTAAAATCAAAGCTGGGTTTTCTTGAGCTTGAGTAATAAAGAACATCACATTTTCATTCTCTTCTAAAAGACTTAAAGCTGACAAATATTGATTTGCCTCCTTAATTGTCTTTGCCCATTTGGACACAGAATAATCTTCAGAATATTCTGTTTTATATTTTCGTATTATTAAGTATATCATATATCCTCTTTCTGTCTAATTAACCCACATTATATCAGATTAACCCATAAATAGCAAGTACCAAATTGTCGCACCTACTTTAGAATTATTCTAAAAGAAAGTTATTGACAATTATATTAATATAGTATATTATCCTATATATGCAAATAAAAAAAGAAAGAGAGGACAAATGAGTAGACTACGATTAAATCAAGAGTACAGAAATAAAATCGCAAATCGTATGCGAGTACATCTTGAACAAGAAGATACTATTGAAAAACAAAACTATGACAAGTTAAAAGGTGAACAAATTGACTTGAATGACAATGCTTGGAAAATGGCAGAAAAAATAGTTAGACGACATTATACCGAAGATGATGTTGCTAAAGCACAATATCTTCAAAACAAGTTTGAAAATGTTGATACTATTGCAAAGGATAGTTGTTTCCATTTTCATTATCTTGGAACTAAAGAAACAAGAGATTATGACAACAATGCTAGAGTTGAGGACGCAACAATAGAAAGTCATTTTGATTTTAGATTAAATGGAAGTATTGATACTGACAATAATTATTCATCTTCAAGAGATAGTGCTTATGGTTATGCTTTATATCGTGATGAACTAAAAGCACAAGATGATTGCAACCCAGATATTTTGATTGAACAAGAGGGCAAAGACAACAACCCACATAAAACAAAATATTGTGATAACAATAATAAATATCTTGGTGATGATGACAAAGGTTATGGCAAACAATGGAATGAAAAATATCAATTAGATTTAATTGGTAGAAATTATTGTCGTGATAGGTCTATTGCGTGTACTGAGCAAGAGTATATGTTTTTAATAGATTGGAAAAAACAAAAATCACAATTTGTTATTGCACATCAAAAATGGATTAAATCTATTTTAGACCAGATGAAAGAAATTAAAGTTGGTTTAAAAGGTTATAAATATTTAGACGAGGCGATTGAACTTTCAACAGAACTTGGCTTGAATATTTCTGACGCAGAAATAATCAGAACAAACTCAACTGGCTTAACTATCTACAATCCTAAAAATCTGGCAGACAGAATAAAAGGAATGAAGAATAAGAGAGTTAAGACCAAAGCAGAAAAAATAGCAGAAAGGTTATTATACGAGCAACAAAAACAAAGTGTAAATTAACACTTGACATTAATGGGATTATATGTTATAATCCCATTAATAATTAAAAAAGAAAGAAAGCGAGGAAAGAATGGCAGACACAACACTATCAAAAATCCCAGAAAAATTTACTATTACATACTGGGCAAACAAACATAAGAAGTTTATCACTCGACAAGGACAATGGACTAAACCAGATGACATCTTTACTACTGGCAAGGCTTTTGTTTCTAACAATGGCAAAGTTTGTTTTATCTATTGGGACTTGGACGCGAATGGCTGGCGAATGGCAACCGAACTAATGACCATTAAGGCAGTAGTCTAATGTGGTTTGATCACATAATTAATTACAATATAGTGCTATACATAGGTATAGCACTAATTGTTGGTGGTTTTATTTTATTTTTAGTAGCAGCTCATTTTGAGAGAGAGGCTGAAATAAAACTTTTTAAACTAAAACAATTAGAGGAGGCTTTTTACAAAGCTAAAGAAAATGAGCGATTATAACTGGTGTCATAATCCCAGTTGCCATACAATCCAAACGCAATCAAGGATTCGAGGAACTGGCGACAATAAAGTTTTAAGAACTAGAAGAATTAAAACTTATGGCAACGATTGTATATGGACTTATTTTTGTAATCAATCTTGCTTAATGCAATTCTTAAATAATTTTGCGAGAGAAGTTGCTAACATTAGACCAGTACGAGAACCCAGTGAAAAACCGATAAAAGTTAGAACAGAAAAATATGAAAATTATAGATATAGGTGGAATGGTAACGAACATACAAGAGAGCCTTATCAAGCGACAAGGAAAATAATTGAAAATAGTTCTTGACAATGCTTGATCTTTCCTATATAATCCCAGATATGAAAGCGAGGAATATGAAAACAGATACAGACAATAGAACAGAAGAAAGAAGAAACAGATTCAATGGCGAATCTGTTATGCTAACTAAAGAAGAAGCAGACAAACATGACGCGTTGTTTATGCATGAACTAATGGCAACAATAGAAGATAAGACACTAGGCACAGGTGCGAGCAAGCACTGGCAAGAGATGAGAAATCATCTTGATTGGTTTATGAAGAATAATGCCAAAGCATACATGGTTCTATTAGATTAATTCAAACTATTACGAGGCGCTAACGCGCCTCGTATCTTTCTGCTAGTCGCTTAATACTTATATTATTTATTAATGGCTAGTAACTTGGTACCTTTATTATTATCATAGAGGTACCAACCTCGATCCTAAAAAAGACAATCTATATTAATGTAAAACCCCCTCTCTCAAAAGGGGTCCCACTGCTTTAGACTATGTCGCTTGATTTACATGGTCGTTGGTGGTAAAAACGTTTTGACACCCATAAGAGTACTTATGCCTGATATTAAAAAAATTTTAAAAGAATTAGATATAAACAACCTAGAACCTGAGACTCGAAAAGAATTAAAAAAATTAATACTTCAAAAAGACCTCAAACAAAAACATAGTAAAATTCAAAATGATTTTATGCATTTTGTAAAACATATGTGGCCTGAGTTTATTGAAGGAGACCATCATAAAATTATTGCAGAAAAATTTAATAATTTAAAAGCTAGAAAGATTAAGAGACTCATTGTGAATATGCCCCCAAGGCATACAAAATCTGAGTTTGCATCTTTTCTTCTTCCTGCGTGGATGATTGGTAACAACCCAAAATTAAAAATTATTCAAGCAACCCACACAGCTGAACTTGCTGTAAGGTTTGGTCGTAAGGCTAAACACTTGATGGATAGTGAAGAGTATAAAGAAGTTTTTCCAACTAGACTTATGGAAGACAGTAAAGCTGCTGGTCGCTGGGAAACAGCACAAGGCGGCGAGTACTTCGCTGTTGGTGTTGAAGGTGCTGTAACTGGAAGAGGTGCTGATTTGTTAATTATTGACGATCCACACTCGGAACAAGATGCTATGAACGATAAAGCATTACTTCGAGCTTATGAATGGTACACATCTGGACCAAGACAACGTCTTCAACCTAATGGTGTTATTGTTTTAGTAATGACTAGATGGAACACAAAAGATTTAACAGGACTTTTACAAGCTGCACAAAAAGAACCTAAAGCTGATCAATGGGAAGTTGTAGAATTTCCAGCTATCTTGCCATCAGGTAAACCTGTGTGGCCAGAGTATTGGGACATAGATCAATTACTATCTGTTAAAGCATCTGTTGCATTACCTAAATGGAATTCACAGTATATGCAGAACCCGACTTCTGAAGAAGGAGCTATATTAAAACGGGAGTGGTGGAAAAAATGGCCAGAAGATCAAGGCATTCCCCACTGTGATCACGTAATTCAAAGTTATGATACGGCTTATTTAAAAAAAGAAACGGCAGACTTTAGTGCCATTACAACTTGGGGTGTTTTTAGGCCCAGTGAAGATGGTCCGCAGCAATTGATTTTACTTGACGCCGTAAAAGATAGATACGAGTTCCCAGAATTAAGACGCGAGGCACTAAAATTATATAAATATTGGAAACCTGAGACTGTTTTAATAGAGGCAAAAGCCAGTGGTCTTCCTTTAACTTATGAATTAAGGAATATGGGTATTCCCGTTATCAATTTTACCCCGTCTAGAGGTAACGATAAACACGCTAGAGTTAACTCAGTGGCCCCTTTATTTCAGTCCGGCCAGGTTTGGGCCCCTACTCATCTTCAATTTGCTCAAGAAGTGGTAGAAGAGTGCGCAGCATTTCCTTTTGGAGACAATGATGACTTAGTGGATAGCACCACCCAAGCAGTTATGAGGTTTAGACAAGGAGGATTCTTAACCCATCCGGAAGATTATAAAGACAAACCCCGTCCACATGTGCTAAAAGAATACTACTGATGAAAACTTTAATTGACATATATAAAAATTTAGCAAAATTAGGAATTAAGCCTAAAGATATTATAGGTATTGGTGGAAATATTAAAAAATTTGGTAAATCTTTGTTTAATCATCCAATTGGGACAGACATGTTAAGATGGATTAGACAAAATGATAAGTTACCTAACAAAGTTATAGAGCAAATTAAAATTCATGCGCGAAGTTTAAAAAATGCTAATGATAAAGACCTTGTTATTTTTAATGAAAACATAAAAAGAATTATAACTGCTAAAAATCCCCCAAGTGCCGACATAGTCAAGTTGCCAGTTTCTAGAATCAAGCGACCAGAGACAAAAATTGATGAGTCAGATCTACCACCACCAGGAAGTAGAGGTGAACCAGACGATATTGCAGCACCATTTCAAGATGCTGAGACAACAATTGCAAATATAACGAGTCAAATGTCTAAAATTAATAGGACTTCAAAAAACTTAGAGAAGGCAATCAAGGAATACGAAAATATTTATAAACCTAAAGGTGCAGAAGTCGATAAATGGATGAAAGCTATTGCTGATAAAGAAAAACAAATGAATTTTCAAACTTCTGACGTTAAAAATATTGATGTTGCTAAAATATTGTTCAATGAAACAAATGAATTCGCTGCCGCTAAGGGAGAAGCAAGACTTATTTTAAATCATCTGGAAAAAGACGGTTTAATTAGCGGAGTTATAGATAAATTAAACAAAGGAGCCGATCCTTTGTTAATGTTCCAAAATACTTTTGGAAATAAGGCTCTACTTAACCTTCCAAATCAAGGATCGGTGCAATCTGCAGAATATTATGCTAAATTTTTGAAAAATGCTAGAGATGCGAAAGGATTAAGAGTGGATGATCCAAATTTTAACAGAGAGACACTTGATTTAAGTAAATTAAATTTAGATGACATAGATATGGTACCTCCTTATGCACGAGGTGGTATTGCTGATCATTTTAGGAGCAGATAATGTATACCAATTGGTTACAAAGAAAATATAAACCAAATTTAAGAGAAAGGTTTGATTTAGCAGATGGTGGTCGTTTAGGATTCTATGAAGGATCCTTAGTAAAGAAGGGTCCTAACACTGGAAAGTATAGTGTTAAGTTTCCAACTCATACGACCTTAGACGAAAAATATAAAGGTACTAAATATGGTACTAAAGCTGAAATTGAAGCGCTAATTAAAGAAAGAGCTGTTGTAGCCAAAAAAGCTTATGAAGTAGGATTAGAAAAAAGTAATATTAAAAAAAAGAACGTTGCCTCTACTAAATTTAAAAATTTAGTAGATGTAATTTTTGAAACAGAAAAATTTGAAGATTTTAAAACCAAAGTTCCAGAAAAATCTAAAAAATTTGTACTTCCTTCAGGTAATATAAGAATATCTCCAGGTGGGACTATTCCTGAGCACTATATGACCGAATTTAAGACGGCTATTGATGCGGGAACAGATTCCAAAGAATTTAAGGCTCTTAAAAAGAAATTAAATCGATCTACAGCTGATCTTTTAAAACTGGCTGAAAATTACGGTGCAACAGATATTAAAAAACGATCTACCGCTGCTACACTTTCTTGGCCCGAAGATAGAAAATTAACGGCTGAACAGAAAAAGGAAAAAGCTAAATGGACTAAAGTACTGCGAACCGAGAGAGAAAAACAGTCTTTAAAATATTTAAGTGAACGAGAACTTAAAATTTTAAAATCTCAAAACAATCAAAAGAAAGTACTTAATTATTTTTTTAAAAATAACCCTGAAAAGATTCTTACAAAACAGTTTGAGAAAATTCGACAATTAATGGACGTGCGATTAACTCCTGATGGAGAAATAATTTATACTAAAAGACCGGACAAGTATTATATTGATAAAGCTAAAAAAGGAAACATCTTTAGTATTTTTGATATATCACCAGTTAAAAGTGAAAAAAGAAGTATACGATTTCCATATAATATTAATCTGGCTCCTTCACAATTTAATTCCGCTTTTATTAGACAACTTGAATCTTATTATCCTAATTTAGATGGAGCTAAACAAAAAAGTGTACAAAAGTTTTTAGCAGATCTTGGAATAGTTGTTGAAGTAAATGGACAAAGAATTGGATCTACTGAAAAACTTCCCGCAATTGGAAAAAATGGACAGCTAACTAATATTTTAAGAACTTTAAATGCATTAAAGATTCCCAATAAATTAAAAACTATTGCATTAGGTGGTGCGGTTACTGTGACAGCTATGTCAAGCGCTATGGCTGGTGACAATGAAGTCAGTGAAGAAGATAAAAGTTTTGCAGATGAAATTGCAGGAGGTGCTACAATTATTGGAACGGATCTTGCTATTAATAAAGCTCGAGTAAGTAAGTGGGCTTTGGATAAATTTGGTAAAGCTATTGCTCCTTTGGCAATGCCAGGAGTGCAAGGTGTGTATGAAACAGGTAAAGCAATAGTAAAGGAAGAATTGCCCGATGCACCGGATTTAAGTAATCCGCTGACTTGGATGACTCCAGCATTTTGGAGTTGGGGAGTTAAACAATGGGGTTTTGATAAAACACTAGAAAATTTTGGTAAGTCTTTAAGTCATTTGTCTAAAGGAGACAAAGTACGAGTAATAAGAAATCTGGTGGCCAGAGGATTTATGAAACCGGAACAATTACTTAAGATACGAAATTTTTCTGTTCCTTGGATAGCTGCTACTACAGTTGGAAAAGTATTTAAGCATGCAGAACCAAATCTTTTACGTGATGAAAAAGGAGATCCTTTAGTGGAGCCTGATAAGGCACCTTTCTTATTAAGCGAAATGATTAAGGCTCACGATAAAAAATTCTTACCAGCTGACGTATATGAAAAAGAACATGGAGATTCTGAGCCCGATCTTCCTGATGTGTTTAAAGAACGGATCGAATGAAAAACCCAACATTAGTTAAAAACATGAAGAATGTTAAATGGAAAGCAATTCCTCCTTTAAGAGGACCAGACCCGAAAGGGTTGATTAATAAGCCAAAACAAGATAAACCAGAAAGATTGGAGAAAACAAATGGCAGATATAGACAAATCCTTACCTAACGTAAGGCAGACTACTACAATTCCCGGACCACAACAAGAAGCAGAAATAGTTTCTCAAATGCAAGAAACTGTTCCTACTCACCAAGATACAGAAGTTACAGAAAACGAGGATGGAAGTGTAGACGTTAATTTTTCTCCTGGAGCAGTGGCTCCGGAGCAAGGATCAAATCATTACCAAAATTTAGCTGAACTTTTACCTGATTCAATTTTAGAACCTCTTGGATCTGAGTTGATGGGTAACTATACAGATTACAGAGAATCCAGAAGAGAATGGGAAAGATCTTATGCAAAAGGTTTAGATCTTTTAGGATTTCAGTTTGAACAAAGAACACAACCATTTCAAGGAGCTTCAGGTGCTACTCACCCCGTTTTAGCTGAAGCTGTCACACAGTTTCAATCACAAGCTTATAAAGAATTACTTCCTGCGAATGGTCCAATTAGGACTCAAATTTTAGGAATGGCTACTCCTCAAAAACAGGACCAAGCGACAAGAGTAAAAGATTTTATGAACTACCAACTTATGGATGTCATGAAAGAGTATGAACCTGAATTTGATCAAATGTTATTCTATTTGCCATTAGCAGGTTCAACATTTAAAAAAGTTTATTACGACGATTTAATGGGACGAGCTGTATCAAAGTTTGTTCCGGCGGATGACTTAGTGGTTCCGTATTCGGCTACCTCATTAGAGGATGCGGAATCCATATGTCATGTATTAAAAATTTCAGAGAACGATTTACGTAAACAGCAGGTTGGAGGATTTTATAGAGATATAGAACTCTATGCACCTTATGCAGAAGAATCTGAAGTTAAGAAAAAAGAACGAGAGCTAGAAGGTACTTCAGCAACGGGTTATCAAAAAGATAATAAGATATACACGTTAATTGAATGCCATGTCGATCTAGATCTTGAAGGGTTTGAAGACAGAGGCGAAGATGGAATGCCAACAGGAATTAAGCTTCCATACATTGTCACAATTGATAGTAGCTCAAGAAAAGTTTTATCAATTAGAAGAAACTTTAAAGTTGATGATCCCAAGAAATTAAAAACACAATACTTTGTGCATTTTAAGTTTTTGCCTGGTTTAGGTTTTTATGGATTTGGATTAATTCATATGATTGGCGGTTTAACAAGAGCAGCCACAAGTGCTCTTCGTCAACTTTTAGATGCAGGTACCCTCTCCAATTTGCCTGCAGGATTTAAGCAGAGAGGAATTCGTGTAAACAACGATGCCCAATCTCTCCAACCTGGTGAATTTCGAGATGTCGATGCACCAGGTGGAAACCTTAAAGATGCTTTTATGACTTTGCCTTACAAAGAACCTTCAGCGACATTATTACAATTGATGGGAATTTGTGTTACGGCTGGACAGCGATTCGCGTCAATTGCTGACATGCAGGTAGGTGACGGGAACCAACAGGCTGCTGTTGGAACTACTGTAGCTCTTTTAGAACGTGGTTCGAGAGTCATGTCAGCGATACATAAGAGACTGTATGCGTCTATGAAAATTGAGTTTGTTTTATTAGCAGATGTATTTTCAACGTATCTACCTCCAGTGTATCCGTATGATGTGGTGGGTGGGAATAATCAAATTAAACAACAAGATTTTGACGATAAAATAGATATACTTCCTGTAGCAGATCCAAATATATTTTCTTCTACTCAAAGAGTTTCTATTGCACAAACAGAATTACAATTAGCACAATCAAATCCCCAAATGCATAATATGTACGAAGCGTATAGGGATATGTATGAGGCAATAGGTGTTAAAAACATTGATCAAGTACTACCGCCTCCTGCACAGCCTCAACCAAAAAATCCAGCATTAGAACACATAGATGCTTTAGGTGGAAAACCTTTTCAAGCATTTACTGGACAAGACCATCAATCACACATTACAGCGCACTTAGCTTTTATGGGTACAAACATGGCAATGAATAATCCGGTGATTTTATCAGCTTTAGAAAAAAATATTTTTGAACACATGGCATTAATGGCCGATGAACAAGTTCAACTAGAGATGAGAGATAATATTATGCAAATACAACAGATTCAGCAAACAATTCAACAAAATCCACAAATGCAAGAGGATCCTCAAATTAAACAAGAGCTAGAAAGACTTCAATTAGAAGTAGAAGCTAGAAAAGCTGTTTTAATTGCAGAAATGATGGAAGAGTTTGTTAAAGAGCAACAAAAAGTAATGGGAGGTTTTGGTAATGACCCAATTGCTAAATTAAGAGCTAGAGAACTAGATCTTAAGGCTCAAGACAATAAGAGAAAAGAAAAAGAAGACGAAGCTCGAATTAATTTAGATAAAACTAAAATGTTAATGAATAGAGATCTTCAAGAAGAGAAAATGGATCAAAACGAAGAATTAGCTATGCTTAGAGCTGCAACATCTATTGAAAAACAAAAAATGTCAAATCGTGCAAAAGCAAAATCAGATGCAACGAAAAGATTTGATGTTACTAAACTCAAAGGTCCTAGAAGCTAATGCCTTTTCAATCTGAAAAGCAACGAAGATTTCTACACGCTAATCATCCACAAATAGCAAAGCGTTGGGAAAAAGAATATGCAGGGGGTGGAACTGCACATTTAAATTTTGAACTTAATCAACTGCCTGAATATTATTTGCAAGCTAAAAAAGGAGGCATTGCAAATCATTTTAGAAAAAAGTTTGAAGATGGAACAGAAGATCCTGAATATTTAGGATGGTTAAAAACATATGAAATAAATCCAGATGCAGCAGCCATGCATCCTAATCATGAACACTATTTACAGATATATAATGAAAGTATGATGCAACAAACATCTAGTAATGGAATTTTAGATACTGAAGAAAGTGAAATGGATGTCACAACCGCAGAAGCTCCAGATGAAAATACTGGAGGAGAAATGATCAATCTTTTTGCAGAAAATGTTGAAGATCAATCTAATGCTCCTACAACTTTATTTATGAACAGTGGGGGAATATCACAGCTAGTTAAATCTAGTGGCAATGGTAAACGACCTGGATATAGAGGTAGTGACTGGGGGGATTGGGCAGGTGGAGAATTTGATACTTCAGCACCAAAGAGTTCAGCTCCTAGTACAGTTAACATAGGAGCGAGTCTCCATGGTGGACCTTCGGTTAAAGAAACTTTTAAAAATTTGGAAGAAAAAAAACATAGAGAAGCAGTTAATACAGAATTTCAAGGTACTGTGGAAATGCCCTACGCTTTAGATCTGCATGGAATAACACCTTCAAAGAATCAACGAGTAACAATTCATCAGAAGAACGTAGATAAGAAAAAATTAAACTATGAGAAAACATTAGCCACTCAAAAATCAAAAATGATGAAGACGGGACTAAGCAAACTTGTTATGCCCGCTATTATGATAGCCTTCGGAGTTCCACCTAAAACGGCTGTAAAGAGTATTTCATTGGGTAAAGGTGATTTTTATAACATAGTAAAAAACAGCATTCCTGTAATGCAAGCAAAAAAAGAATATATTAGAGCTCTTGAAAATGCCAAAGGAGTGATATTATCAGATGTTGATTTGAATAATCCGAAGGAAATGAAAAGTCTAGAAGAGACAACCAATCTTGTAAAAATAAATGAAGAGATAAAAAATTTAACTAAAAAGAAAGATGATGATGAAGAGACTAGAGATGGTCAACCAGAATTACCTCCTATTTTAGAGGAACCTGCTGATGAAGAGGACCAGTATGCTTCATTTATAACTGATTATTTAGGAAAAATTCGAGAGAAACAACAATTAAGGGCTTCTTTAAAAGATAAAGATATAATTCAAGATAATGAAATTGCAACAGACGATATAACAATGACATTAAATAAGGGTGGACTTGCAAACTTATTTAGAGTAAAAAATCAATATTAGGAGAAAATTATGAGAAATGATTTTGGAAATAGACCTTATAAACCTAGATTCCCATATTCATCAGATAAGGGATCTAAGAAACAGGGCTATGATGACAGACTTGACGAATCTCTAGGAATGAGAGACGGCAAAGAATCAACTAAGTCTCAAAGCTTTAAAGCTAGAAGAGACGAATCAAAAGGCATGGAGAAAGCATCTGGTAATAGAGCTTATGCTTCTGTCGGAACTATGGATAAATAATATGGCAAATACTAGAAGAATGAATAGACTTGAAGAACTTGGAAGAGTAGATGCAGAAAAAGCATGGACTAAAAAAGGTAAAAGAAATCTTAAAGACGAGAAAAAAAGAATCGTAAGAGAACTTAAAGCTACCGGTGGCTCTGTTAAAAAACAAGGCTACAAAGATAGAGAAGATGAATCTCTAGGTATGAGAACTGGAAAAGAATCCACTAAGAAACAGTCTATGAAAGATCGTAGAGATGAGTCTTATGGAAAATGGGGTAGTAGACCAAACCAAAGCATTAATAAAAAAGGTGGTGGAATTGCTAAAAGAGGTTTAGGAAAAGCTTTTAGAGGCGGTGGTTTAGTCTAATGAAAGATTGGCAAAAAGGATCTGGTTACGTTGCAGAACCAAAAATTAAAAAAGACCCTTGGTCTAGCAAAGATGGTTATGCACAAGCTAAAACAATTGAAGCAACTGATCCAACAGAATCTCAAACTGTTACAGTAAAAGGTAATAGAGCAATCAGAAAAGATAAGAAGCCAGTTAAAGCTACTTGGTACTAATTTATGGCTTGGTTCAGCTTAGCTAAAATCGCATTACAAGCTGGCGGTAAAATTTACGCTAATAGACAAAAAGCAAAAGTTGCTATGTCTGATGCACAACTTTTACACGCAGAGCGTCAAGCTCGTGGTGAGGAAGCTTACCAGGGAAAATTATTAGAAGCGCGTCAATCAGACTACAAGGACGAATTTGTCCTCGTGATTATTTCGGCGCCCATAATTGTGTTAATGTGGGCAGTGATGTCGGACGATCCGGCAGCAATGGAGAAAGTAAAGCTTTTCTTCGAATATTTCCAGTCATTGCCGTCATGGTTCACCAATTTGTGGATACTTGTAGTTGCGTCGATTTTTGGTATAAAGGGAACACAAATTTTTAGAGGAGGCAAAAAATAATGCCAGAATATTTTAGAAGTACAGCAAAGAAACCAGCATCTACTAAAGTCCGTAAAGGATATAAAAAAGGTGATTGGATTCAAGATGCAATTAAAAGACCGGGAGCATTTACCAAAAAAGCCAAAGCCGCAGGAATGTCTGTAGGGGCATATGCTAATAAGGTTTTAAAGAAAGGAAGCGACGCTTCAACTAGAACCAAGAGACAAGCTAATCTTGCAAAAACTTTAAGAAGTTTTCATGCAGATGGTGGTTTAACTAAAGTTGGTGGTTACAAACCAGTTTTAGGAAGTAATAAATTTGGATATCCAAGTGGTGGGGTACCCGTTAAAAAAGGTGGAAAAGTATAATGGAAGGAATGCATTTACTTTTTAAGTTACAGAAAGAAATTAAAACTGTTCAAGATAATTTGTCAGGTGTTCTGTTAAATGGACAGGTTGACAAATGGGAAAAATATCAATATATGGTAGGACAGCTAAAAGCGTATCAAATAGTATTACAGGAAATCTCTAACCTGCTAAAAGATAAGGAGCATGAAAATGAAGACACAACAACCAATATCCACAAACTCAAACCAAAAGATTAAATTACCCGATACATCTTTAGTAGGTTTAAAAAAATCAGAAGAACAAAAAGAAGTTACCAACGAAAGCTCCAAATTACCTCAACCAACTGGTTGGAGAATTTTAGTTTTACCATTTAAAATGAGTGAAAAAACTAAAGGTGGAGTAATTATGAATGAGTCTACGTTAGAACGACAACAAGTAGGTTCACAAGTAGGAAACGTTTTAGCTATGGGACCAGAAGCTTACACAGGTAAGCGATTTGAAAATTCTGGACCGTGGTGTAAAAAAGGAGACTGGGTAGTGTTCGCACGATACGCAGGATCTAGAATACAAATAGAGGGTGGTGAAGTGCGTTTGCTGAACGATGATGAAGTTTTAGCAACAGTCAAGGATCCAATGGATATCTTGCATCAATACTAATATAAGGAGAAAACTATGCCAGAAACAGAAAAAAAAGATGATAAGATCATAGACTTACCAACAGATGGTCCAGGAGCCGAAGTTACATTACCAGAAGAAACGGTAAAAACTGATATTGACGTTCCTGAAAAAAAACCCGAGGGAGAAGTAGAAATTAAAGAGACTCCTCCTAAGGAAGAAAAACCTTCCGAGTTAATTAAGGAAGAAGAACCTAAAAAAGAAGAGCCTAAAAAAGAATTAGAAGAGTATAGCGAAGGAGTTAAGAAAAGAATCGCTAAACTTACTAAACGTATGCGTGAATCAGAACGTCAAAGGGATGAGGCAACGAAATACGCAAGAACGGTTCTTCAAGATAATACTAGTCTTAAAAGTAGGTTATCTAAATTAGATACAGGTTATGTATCTGAAATGGAAAATAGAATTTCGTCTTCACTTAGTGCCGCTCAATCTAAATTAGCTGCAGCGAGAGAAGAAGGAAGTATAGCCAAAGAAGTAGAGGCCCAAAAGGAAATTGCTAAACTAGGTTATGAAGAAGCAAGATTAGCTGAAATGAAGACAAGACAAGCTAATAGTGCAAAAAAAGAGGAAAGTGTATTAAAACAACCTGATATTCAACAAGATATTCAGCCATCTCAAAGACCAAAACCTGATGCAAGAGCAACAGAATGGGCAGAAAACAACGAATGGTTTGGTAAAGATAGTGCCATGACCTACACAGCGTTTGATTTGCACAAAAAATTGGTTGAAGATGAAGGGTATGACCCCCAATCTGAAGATTATTATGGAGAACTCGATAGAAGAATAAAGCTTGAGTTTCCCCATAAATTTGGTAAGAATACAGAACAATCGACTAAGCCGACTCAAACTGTAGCATCTGCTACGCGAGCCGTAAATAAAGCTGGTCGCAGAACTGTGAAACTCACATCATCGCAGGTAGCAATTGCTAAAAAATTGAATGTGCCACTTGAAGAATATGCTAAACAATTAAGTAACGTAGAGGAGTAGAAGCATGAAAAAAAATAAAACTAAAGTGACTGAAACTGCTGAAGCAGTAGAGGTTAAAGAAGACTCTCGCGCATCCACAACTAGAGAAGCTGAAAAGCGTCCTGTTGAATGGAAAGAACCAAATGCTTTGGATTCACCCCCTGCGCCGGATGGATTTCGACACAGATGGATAAGAGCCGAAAGCTTAGGATTCGATGACACTAAAAATATTGCTGGTAAATTAAGATCAGGATATGAATTAGTTAGAGCAGACGAATATGAAGCACAGGGTTATCCAGTCGTTGCAACTGGCAAACATAAGGGAATAATCGGAGTAGGAGGTCTGTTGCTGGCCAGAATACCTAATGAGATCGCCGACGCACGAAGTCGTTTTTATAGCCAAAAAGCTCAAGAGCGAAACGATGCAGTCAAGAACGATCTGCTGAAGGATCAGCACCCGAGTATGCCTATCAGTTATGATAGTACAAGTACTCGTAGCAAATCTTTCGGTGGTAAGTAAAAGTTTTTTAACAATTACGACCAACGGAAATAATTAACCGTGACTGGAGGTCCGCAAGGACAGGTCACACACGGAGGAAACAACTATGGCTAATCAAGATGCCGCTTTCGGTCTAAGACCGTTAAAAACTGTTGGTCAACAAGATGATTCCACTGGAATGGGACAACATTGGATAGACGCTGGAGAAGCTAGTGCTATGTATCAAGGTTCTTTGGTGAGTTCACCAGGAACAGGAACTGGATACATTGATATCGCTGGTTTAACTGATGTCTTAAATGTTGGAGCATTTTGGGGATGTTTCTATGATGATCCAACTACAAGAAAACCTACGTTCAAAAACTACTACCCTGGAGGAATAACTCCTCCTCAGAGTCAAGATATTGAAGCTTTTGTTTATGACAGCCCGTATCAGATGTTTGAAATTCAATCAGCTGCTACAGGTGCTTCTGCTCAGGCAGACATCTACAAATGTTGCGATCTTGCTTCTAATAGTGGAAGTACTTCGAACGGAGTATCAAGCGCTGAATCTGCAGACACTTTTGGAGCAGGTCCAGCCCAATTAAAAGTAATGGGAGTTTCTAGAGATCCAAAAAATAACGAGATAGGTTCAGCTAATGTAAATTGGCGTGTTCAGATCTGTGAACATTTATTTGGTTCTGGAACTGCCGGCGCAGCCAACTAATAGGGAAGGAGATAACTAATGGCAATATCACGACAACAACTAGTTAAAGAACTAGAGCCAGGTTTGAACGCCCTGTTCGGCTTGGAATATAAAAGATATGATTCAGAGCATGAAGAAATTTATGCAAAAGAATCTTCTGACAGAGCTTTTGAAGAAGAAGTAATGTTATCTGGCTTTGCTAATGCATATGTTAAACCTGAGGGTTCAGCGGTTGCATTTGACAACGCACAAGAAACATTTACTGCAAGATATACTAATGAAACAGTAGCTCTTGCATTCGCTTTAACTGAAGAAGCTATGGAAGACAACCTGTATGACAGACTTGCGTCTCGTTATACAAAAGCACTAGCAAGATCAATGGCTAACGCTAAACAGATCAAGGCAGCAACACCTTTGAACCAAGGACTACCGTCAGTAGCGGCAGCTTCTTCGTTTCAATCAGGTGACAATGTTAACTTGTTCAACACAGCGCACCCAACGATTGCTGGTTCTTTCCAAAACACGTTAACAACTCAGGCAGACCTTAACGAAACTTCATTGGAGCAAGCTTTAATAGACATTGCAGCAATGACAGATGAGAGAGGGTTAAAAATTGCAGCTAGAGGAATGAAAATGATCGTTCCACCTGAAAATCAATTTAATTCTGACAGATTGTTAAAATCTCAAGGAAGAACTGGTACTGCAGATAATGATATCAATGCAATCAAAAACATGGGAATGATCCCTGAAGGTTACAGAGTAAATCATTATTTAACAGATACTGATTCTTGGTATATCATCACTGATGTGCCGAATGGGATGAAGTACTTTGAAAGATTACCTATCCAAACTAAAATGGAAGGTGATTTCTCAACTGGAAACGTGAGATACAAAGCTAGAGAAAGATACGTCTTCGGATGTTCTGACCCTAGAGGTATCTTCGGAGTTGAAGGTAACTAATCAATAAATTAAGAGGCCGCCTAAAAACGGCCTCTTTCTTAATTATAACAGGTGTGTTCATGAAAAAATTCCTAGTACAGATATGGGCTTACGATTATCACGCTAAATTTGAAGTTTTAGCGGAAGATAGCGTTGATTCTATTGAACAATCAATCCTTGACAAAATAGGAGAAAAGACTATAAAATGGGAATACATGGGGGAGAATGTTTATTCTACCCAAGTTAACAGAATAACTTATGAGGAAGTTATCTATGATACAAGACCTATACAAACACAAAAGGTCCTTGGAGTTGAGGTGGCAACTAGAGTATGAACAGTTTGGTAAATATACTCTGGATATGGTCAGAATTGATGACAAAATTAAAGAAGTCATCACTGAGATCAAACTCGAAGAAAATAAGATTGCTGATAGACAAAATGCAATCGAACAGGCTGCTGCCCAAGTTTCTGTGGCTACTTAAATAAACGCCACATCGCTGAAATCGTACATTTCCTGTAGGATCTCTTGCACTCTACTCAAATCTAATATATAAATTACTCACTATACATTTTAAAACGATATATAGACGCGTATAGTCGACGGCCTAGAGACTATATATCAGAAACTAGGAGGATAAAATTATGGCAAGAACAAACTTTTCTGGACCTATCAATGAAGGTAATGTCCAGCAAAACAATCAAAGTAACACGACAACTTACAAACCAGGGTTAACAAGAAACGTAGGGTTTGTAGTAGCAGGTCAATCTTTTTGGCTTGATCACAATGCGTTTACTTTAACAGCAGCAGGCGTTGCTAACGTAGCAGCGGCAGCACAACCAACAGATGGTAATATGGTTTTAACTGGTGATGCAGCTACAATCGGAACTACTATTATGCCGTCAATTAACGGTTATGGTGGAGCAGCACAAGTTACTATAACTTCTGCAGCAGACGATAGTGGAAACGAAATGGTGTTAACAGGAACTGATATTTACGGTTTACCGCAAACAGAAACTGTTCAACCTATGGCTAATGCTGGAGTAGTACAATCTACTAAAACTTTTGCATCTATTTCAAGTGCACAAGTTAACTTAACATCTAGTGGAGCGGCTCAACAACCAGCAGGTAACGTTTCAATTGGTGTTTTAGCAACAGATAAAATGACGGTGCTTTGTCAATCAACTTACAATGGTTTTCCAGGAGTTGGTTTTGGTACTGCAGGTTATCAACCAAGTGGAACTTATGGGGAAACTGTCCAAAGTAACTTAGCAAATAATATTGTAATTCCAAAAAATTCAAGAATTATGAATATTTCGTTAATCACTGTTGAAGACCCAGGTCAAACAGCAGCGTTTGAATTTGGAGCTAACATCGGTCAATCAAGCACTACTGATACACACGACCTAAACTACTTTACAACTACATCAGCTAGTTTAAGAGCAGTTGGTCAGTATAATTTAGGTGGAGCTGGTGGAGCTGGTGGTTTAGTTCCTGATCATGCTAATTGTTACAACACTTCATATGGAGACACTAATCCATTTGCAGCTGATAAATTAGTAACAGTTACATGTGACTTTGGTGCAGCTATCACTGCAGGTGAGTGGATGATTAATTTCACTTACTTACAAGGTGTTAACGGTACTAACTAATAATTAATTAAAGTGCTCCTTCGGGAGCACTTTTTAAGGAGAAAAAAATTATGAGTAATGTAACAGCGATAAAGTCACTTTATATGGCACCTTTAAGTGCTAGTACAAATAATGTTGTAAATAATGAAACTTCTGCAGGTACTGCCGATCTTACGTTAGAATCCACAGCAGCTGGATTTGCTGAATGGGGTAATGTAGCAGCTACATTAAAATTTACATCTGGTAGTGCTACAACTAATGCTATTGTTTTTACAATTGTAGGAACAGATAAAGATGGAAAAGCTGTGACTCACGAACACACTGGTCCAGGAGGAAGTTCTAATAATGACACAAGTATTACTTTTACTTCAGTCACAAGTATTTCAAAACCTTCAACAGCTACAAGTTTATCTATAGGTACAAACGCTTCTGGCGCAGGACCTATTTTTGCTGGTAGAACAAGATTAAGAGGAATGCACGTTCATGCTGGTGCAGGCGCAGTAGGTTTAATTGTGAGAGACGCATCCACTACAGGAACAATCGGTTTGCATATGGGAATTCCGGCAGGAGCTACAATTCAAACAGATCCTTATATTCCAGATAATGGAATATTATTTCCAAATGGTGCATATACTGATGTCACAGGATTAGGTTCGGCTACATTCTTCTATGATGGATAGGAGGGTAGATGGCAAACACTACTTCAGGTACTACAACATTTGATAAAAACCTTTTCATTGATGATATTATAGAAGAGGCTTATGAAAGATGTGGACTTAGAGGAGTTGCTGGTTACCAGCTTAAAACTGCTCGAAGATCATTAAATATTCTTTTTCAAGAATGGGCTAATAGAGGAATACACCTTTGGCAAATTGCTGATGGTTACTGTACACTAGTGGCCGATACAAATGAATATATTGCCTATCGTTCTAGTGGCGATGGAACATCTACATTATTAGATAATGCAGGTGCGCAATTATTTAGTGTAGACGATATTTTTGAAGCTTCATACAGAAATAATGCTGGGACTACTAGTCAATCAGATAGTCCATTAACAAAAATTTCAAGATCAACTTATTCTTCTTTATCTAATAAATTAGCTACAGGACAACCCTCACAATATTGGGTTCAAAGATTTATTGATAGAGTTACAATTACTTTATACACTACTCCAAGTTCAAGTCAGGCTGGAGATAGAGTTTTCTTTTACTACATGAAAAGAATTGATGATGTTGGGGATTATACAAATGCAACTGATGTTCCCTATTATTATGTTCCATGTATGTGCGCAGGCTTAGCTTATTATTTAAGTTTAAAATATGCTCCTGATAGAACACAAAATTTAAAATTACTTTACGAAGATGAATTATTAAGAGCGGAGGCAGCGGATGGTTCGGAAGCAAGTACTTACATTACACCGAAAACGTACTATCCTAGTATTTAATTATGGCTCGTTTTGCAAAAGGGAAATATGCTTTAGCAGTTTCTGATATTAGTGGACAATCATTTCCATGGAATGAGATGGTTACACAATGGAATGGTTTATTTGTACACTATTCTGAATTTGAATCTAAACAACCTCAATTAGACCCTAAACCAAGTGCTGCAGATCCAACAGCTTTACCTACAACAAGACCACAACAACCCCCTTCAGAGGCTTTAAGGTTTTTAAGTTTTAATCCTATTACAACTTTTGCAGCGGGAAGCCCTATAGTAAATGTTTTTGAGGAAAATCATGGAAGAAATCATGCGAGTTATGTTAGATTTAGAGGACCACCAGGAGTAGCTGGAGCATTTAATAATATAGCTACTATTGATGGAATCACGGGAGCTCAGATTTGTGATGCTTCAGGACATAAACTTATTCCTGGAATATGGACAAGTACTACAACTACCCTTGTTGGAACGATTAATGCTACTCAAACCACTGGAATAACTTTAACAAGTTCTACAGGATTTGAAGTGGAGAGTCCTCGTACTCCTGGAAGCGTGAATTTTTTTTCAGATGGAACACCTATCAATGCAGTAATTATTGCAGCAGAATTAATTGCTTATACTGGCATTACTAATAACGTATTAGATGGCGTAGTAAGAGGATCTTTTTCTTCTACTGCTACAGCACATACTGCGGGCGATGCCATTAGATGTCTTCCAGATCCATTAAATAATTATAGAGTGGATACTTCAGATCAAGGTGGTACAGATACAGCAACCACTGGACAAATCGGTGGAGGAGGATATAATACATCCTCAGGACCAGTAACATTAAAAACGATAGGACCACAATAATATGGCATTTGTAGACGATGGATTCACATACGCAACTTTAACAACAGCAATTCAAAATTACTGTGAAGTAGATACTTCTGTATTTACCGCTGCTATTACAGATGAATTTATTGGAAATGCAAGTTTAAGATGTTTAAGAGATTTAAATATAGATGCGTATAGAGCTTCACAAGTAGGGTCTCTTGTAATTGGACAACAATATATTAATGCTCCTGCAGGATGCTTATTTGTAAGATCTATTCAAATAACAGAAGATGATACGACTCCTGATACTACTAAGTACTTAGAAAAAAGAGATGTTACTTTTATAAATGAGTATAATAAATTTGCAGATCAAGGAAGCGGCGTTACTACAGGTAGAGATATACCTAAATATTATGCAATGTTTGGAGGAACTACGACTATGACCGGGGTTACAGATAGTTCTTCAGGGACAATTATGTTTGCTCCATGCCCAGATAAAACATACAGTTTTCAAGTGAATTTTTCAAAAAGACCTCCAGGTCTTACAGGAAGTAATACAACTACTTATTTAAGTATGAATTTTCCAAATGGACTCTTATATGCCTGTTTGGTAGAGGCTTTTGGATATTTAAAAGGCCCTATGGACATGTTGACATATTATGAACAAAGATATAATAATGAGATTGAAAAGTTCGCAATGGAACAAATAGGTCGAAGAAGAAGAGACGATTATGATGATGGAACACTTAGATTATATATTGACTCGCCTTCACCTTCAAAGTAAAAGGGATTAGGAGAAAAAAATTATGGCTATAACTTCAGCAGTATGTAATACTTTCAAAGCAGAATTAATGAAAGGTGGACATAACTTTAATACATCAGTTCAAACACCAGCTGGACATGCATTTAAATTAGCTTTGTATTCATCAGCCTCGGCAAACTTAGATGGTACAACAAGTCAATGGACAGTAGCGTCTGATCCAACAGCAGATCCAACAAATACATATGAAGTAACAACAACTTCATCTGGTTATGCTTCTGGCGGAAAAGCTTTAACTAACCTTGGTGTAACTGGAACTTCTTCAACAACAACAAGTTATACAGATTTTGCAGACCTATCTACAGCAAACGGTACATCTTGGACTTCAGCAACTTTTACAACACATGGTTGTTTAATTTATAATACAAATGTAACGAGTGGATTTACAACTAACAGATCAGTATGTGTTGTTTCATTTGGCGGAGCTAAAACAGTTTCTAATGGAACTTTTTCTATTGAGTTTCCAACAGCAAGTACATCAGCAGCGATTCTGAGAATAACATCATAAGGAGTTAAGTCCTTATGGCTGATTCTACAATCACAGTCACAGTCGGCACAGGTACACAGTATCTTGTAGGCGGTTCAGGTAATGTATTTAAATTTGATGGTGCACAACCTTCAAGTTTTACTTTTCCTTGGGTTGAAACAGCCACTGTAAGATTAGATCAATCAGCTGCTTCAAACGATAATCATCCTTTAATTTTTACTACTTCTAATAGTACCGACACGGTTACGATGAGAAGTGGAATTATTTCATCTAATGTAACTTATTATTTAGATGGATCATCTAATCAATCCGATTACACTAATACAACTACTTTTAACGCAGCCACAACAAGATATATAGAAATTGCTCCGGCAACATCCAGTGATTTTTATTTTGCATGTTGGGTACATGGAATTTCTATGGGAGGAATTGTAGATATTACAGGTAATACTTGGGGTGCACTTACATGGGGAGAAAATGAATGGAATGATCAAGGTGATGAAACTGTAACTTTAACTGGTCAAGCTATGACTGTAGTTGCAAATACAGCTGGAGTTGTTGCTACACAATTCCCTGGTTGGGGTACTTTAGACTGGGGTGAAAACGGTTGGGGTAGTGTTAATGAAGCTAAAGAAGTTTTACCGGGTCAAGCGGCAAGTATGTCGGTAGGCACATTAACTCCAGTTATAGGAGAAGTATTAACTGGTTTCCAAATTCAAACAGTAGTGGGCACTCCTACAACTAGTTTTGATTTTGCACTTTCCATAACAGGTCAAGAAATGAGTGTAGCTCAAGGTGTTCTAGGTATTAACTCTGATGAAGATACAGAAGTAGGAATGCCTAGTAATTTAAACACTATGTCTGTAGGTGCTTTAACTGTTAATCAAAATTCAGATGTAAATGTAGGACTTTCTGGTTTTTCAATGTCTACAGACGTTGGAAATTTAATAGAAGCAACACAGGTAAAAGTTACCCTTACTGGTCAAGCTATGACAGGAGCTGTAGGTTCTATTAGTCCAGACGATATGGCTGTAGGAGCTGTTTCTCCAGGTGCTATGACAACTACTGTTAATCCTGCTGTAACTGTTCCCAATTATGACACTCGGGTATCATTGACTGGATTTGAAATAACTGTTAATATAGGAACGCAGTTTGGTATTTTACACTATGGAGATGTTGACACGGGAACCAATACATCATATACAGATGTAGATACAACGCAAGCAGCGGCTTAAGGAGAAAACTATGGCATCGACATATAATAGTCTAGGTATTCAATTAATGGCAACCGGAGAAAATGCCGGTACATGGGGTACTAATACAAATAATAATTTAAATTTCATCATGAATACCCTTGGGTATATTGATGTTGCATTAACGGCTGATAGAACTTTAACAATTCCAGATGGATCTACAGGAACTTATGATGGTAGAGCTATGTGGATTAATTTATCGGGAACTACCGGTGGGTCTAGAGTTTTAGATATAGCAGCACAAGCAGGAGATCCTGCAGCAAATATTGAAAAACCTTTTATCATAGTCGATAATACAACAAGAAGTGCACCAGCTAATACAATTACATTTAAAGTAACAGGTCAAACAGGAATTTTAATACCTACTGGGGGAACAGTTTTATGTTTTCACAATGGAACAGATATTATTTCTTCTGGTTTCCCTAGCACTACAGGTACTCAACCTACTTATACCTTACCATCAGCAGATGGGACAGCGAATCAGGCTTTAGTTACTAATGGTTCAGGGGTAGTTAGCTTTGGAGACGCAGGAATATCAACAGGAAAAGCTATTGCAATGGCAATGATTTTCGGTTAAAAAACAAAAGGAAATTAAATTATGGCAAACCCAAATATAGTAGCAGTAGCAAGTATTTACGGTGAATCGCAAGGATTCAATTTAAGTAATACAACAACTACAACTTTGATCGCAGCAGTGAGTTCAGGCAAATTAATGAAAGTTAACAGAATTACAGTCGCTAATGTTGATGGAACAAATGCAGCTGATGTAGATGTTTCAATTGTTAAAGCAGGATTTACTTCTGCAGCTAATGGTGCTTCCATTGGTACGTCAACATCATTTTTGGCAAAAACAATTTCAGTCCCAGCAGATGCGTCTTTGGTTTTATTAGACACACCAATTTATTTACAAGAGGGTGACGTACTTAGAGGTGGAGCAAGTGCTGCGAGTGATTTAGATTTATTCATATCGTACGACGTCATTGCGGTCTAGGAGGTAATTAGCTATGGCAAATGGCGGAATTATCGGACCTGTTAATACAGTCGCAGGCAAACCAGCACAATTAACAACTCAGATTAATTCTACTGGATCTCATACACTTCAATCAACAACATCAACTGTAGATTTTATAGCAGTCGCTGCCGGAGGTGGTGGAGGCGGTAACTATGGTGGCGGTGGTGGAGCAGGTGGAGTTTTAAAAAGTTTTTGTAATGCATGTTTAGCAGCAATTCCAGTTTGTGGAGGAGCAAGTGTCCCAGTAACAATTAATGGTGGTGGATCGGGTGGAGTAAATAGTGGACCTGGTCAAGGAGGAGATGGTGGTACTTCAGTAGTAATATTAGGTGGAACAACTTACACAGCAACCGGTGGCGGTGGCGGTGGTGGTCGTGGTATGACAGGTGGTAGAGATGGTGGATCTGGTGGTGGTAAATCTGCGGGATCTGCAGGATCAGGAAATACACCGGCGATCGCGGCACCCTTAGGAGGACCTCAAGGAAACGCAGGTGGTGGAACTGCTTGTGGTGCTGGGGGTGGTGGCCGTGGCGAAGCTGGTTGTACCGATGGAACAAGAGCAGGTGGTGATGGAATTGCATTAACAATTGGTGGAACACCTTATACACTCGCAGGTGGTGGTGGAGGTGGTGGACCAACAGGTTGTCCAGGAACTTCTCCAGGTGGAGATGGAGGTGGTGGAAATGGATCATTAACTGCTGAAGGATCGGCAGGAACTACAAACACTGGCGGTGGCGGTGGCGGTGGAAATAGTACACCTTTCGTTAATGGTAAAACTGGTGGTTCAGGAACAGTAATTCTTCAAGAAAATTATACATGCGGCCAACAGGCCCCAGGTGTTTGGCAACTGAACACCGTATATGATTTCGTAAAAAATGATAATTGGATTTATAATCAAGCAGATGTAGATTATTTAGTAGTAGCCGGAGGTGGTGGAGGTGGTTATCAATCAACTGGAGGTGGTGGAGCTGGAGGTTATAGAGCTTCTGGTTACGGACCTTCTCCATTACAAGGATGTTCATTAAAGCTAAAATGGGGAACTTATCCTGTCACAGTTGGAGGCGGCGGTGCCGGTGCAACTGGATCTGGATGTAGAGGAACAAGCGGACAAAATTCAGTTTTTGAAACAATTACTTCAAGCGGCGGTGGTGGCGGTGGAGGAGATGGTTCAATGACCGGTAATCCAGGAGGTTCTGGTGGTGGAGGAGCAAATGGTGGTGCTGGAGGATCAGGTAATGCAGGTGGATTTCCAAAAGCAGAAGGTCAAGATGGAGGTACGGCAACCCCTAGTTCTCCTTCAGGAGCAGGTGGTGGTGGAGCACTTGTAGCTGGTGCTGCAAATTCAGGACCCTCTGGAGGTGATGGTGGTGCAGGAGCACCAAATGCCATTACCGGATCAGCACTTTTTTATGCTGGTGGAGGTGGTGGAGGAAGTAGACCAGGTACTACCCCAGCCGCATCATCAGGTGGAGCTGGTGGAGGTGGACTCGGTGGAACTTGTGATGCAACAGGAACGGTTGGAACCGCAAATACTGGTGGTGGCGGTGGTAATGGAAGATCTAATGGAACGGGATGTTGTGCACCAGGTAGAACAGGTGGTCCAGGAGTCGTAATTTTAAGGTCATGTGCCTTTTTAAAAACAGATAGTAATTGTGCACCAGTTAGTTCACCTGATGGTGGTACAGGTACATTTATAGCAGAATTTAAAGCGTCAGCTAATGTAACCATTGGAGGCAGTGCTCCTTCTAATGGTTTTGATTATCTAGTAGTTGCTGGCGGTGGTGGCGGAGGTGGAATTTGTGGATCTGTTGCTTCTGGTGGTGGCGGAGGTGGAGCTGGTGGTTATAGAACTTCTTTTCCAGGCGGAACAAAAGTATTTTTAGAAACAGGATCTAATCAAGTAGTAGTAGGTGCTGGTGGAGCAGGTGGTATGGGTACCGCTTGTGGTCAAATTTCAACAATAGGAAAACCAGGTACTGATTCTTATGTAGGATACATTACTTCTTTTGGTGGTGGAGGAGGTGGAGGAACCGCTTGTAATAGTATTGGATTCGGTACTGATAATGGACAACCAGGAGGATCAGGTGGTGGTGCTGGAGCATGGGCTGGAAATAATGCCCCAGGTGGAACTGGAAATATTCCTGCCGTTAGTTCACCAGGCGCTCCTGTTCAAGGAAATAATGGTGCCCCAAGTAATTCAGCAGGTGCATCAGGTTATGGATCTGCCGGAGGTGGTGGAGCATGTGCTGCCGGTAGTTCAGGAACCCCAACAGATGGTGGAGATGGTGGTGCAGGAAAAGCAAATTCAATTACAGGAGGCTCAGTTACCTATGCAGGTGGTGGTGGAGGATCTACTTATTCTGGTGGAAGTGGTGGAAGTGGAGGTGCCGGTGGTGGTGGAGCTGGAGCTACAGGTCCAGGTGTAGGAACTAATGGAACCGCAAATACTGGTGGTGGTGCAGGGGGAAGTAATAATAACGCATCTAGTGCAACAGGAGGCTCAGGAATCATTATTTTAAGAATACCAACAGCTTGTGCACCAGGTAGTTTAGCAGCTGCTCCAGGTACTAATACAATAACAGTAGATGGGTCTTGTAAAGTAGCAACATTTACAGTAACTGGGACATTGACAGTATAGAAAAATTAAATTATAAATATAACTTTTAAGGAGTAAAAATATGGCACATTTCGCAGAACTTAAAGCAATGACAGATCCTACTGGATTTACGTCAGATTCACATCAAGTAGTACAAAGAGTTGTCGTTGTAGGCAATGATATTTCTACAGCAGCCGGTGATTTAGGAAATAATGACATGCATGTTGATGGAGAAAATTGGTGCGTTAATTTTTTTAAAGGTGGTATCTGGAAACAAACTTCTTATAATCATAATTTTAGAAAACAATATTGTGGTAAAGGATATGTTTACGATCCATTAAAAGATAAATTCTTAGCCCCACAACCATATCAATCTTGGTCATTAGACGGTAATGATGATTGGCAAGCGCCAGTTACATATCCAACTGATACTACAGATAAGTTTATTAGTTGGGACGAACCTAATCTAAGATGGATCGCACAAGATAACTCAGATCCAGTAAATAATTTTAATTGGGATGCATCAGCGCTAGCTTGGGTATCCGCATAAGGAGACTCATATGGCTAGTCCTTCAGGATCAGCAAACGGCGGTATTATAGGACAAACGAATAACTCTTCGTTTGGTAAGTGTACTATTACTACTAAAACAGCAACAGGTTGTTTTACAACACAACCAGGAACAAGAGTTGTTCAAGCTTTATTAGTCGCTGGCGGTGGATCAGGTGGATCTGGAGCTGCTGGTGGTGGCGGTGGAGCTGGTGGTTATCTATGCACTCAAGTAAACGTCTGTGCATCAACAGCATACAAATTAACTATAGGGGGCGGAGGAGCAGCCACACCTGCAACAGGTGCTTGTGCTTGTGATTCATTAGGAAAAGGAACTTCTGGAGAATCTACAATATTATCTCCTGCACCTAGCGTGCCAACGGCTTTAGCAACGGCTGTTGGTGGAGGAGCAGCAGGTGGATTTAGAGATACACCGGGAGTACCTGGTGGATCAGGCGGAGGTGGTGGAGCTTTTAATCCTAGCGGTTGTCCAGGACCTAATCCAGGTGGAACTGGAACAGCTTGTCAAGGTAGTAACGGAGGACTAGGTTTTAGAGCATGTGGAGTTGACGCTGGCGGTGGTGGCGGTGGTGCATCAGCTGTAGGAGCAAATGGTTGTGGTGGAGCCGGTGCTGGAAATGGTGGTGCTGGAAGTTCTGCATCTCCTTTATCTCCGTGCACATTTGGTGGTGGTGGCGGAGGTGGAGCTGATAGTACTGTGCCCGCAGCTGGAAGTGGTGGATCTGGCGGTGGTGGAGCCGGTGCAAAAGGACCCTCAGGTAATGGAACTGCAGGAACTGCAAACACTGGCGGTGGTGGCGGTGGAGGTGGTAATCCTGGAACGTCAGCAGGTGGAGCAGGTGGTTCTGGTAGAGCCGTAGTAAAAGAATTAACTAAAGCAAGTGGTGTGTGGTCACTGCAATCACAGTTTGAATCGCAAACAGCAGGAACATGGCCTAGATTTATAGCAACTTATCCAAGTGTAGATTATTTAGTAGTAGCCGGTGGTGGAGGAACTTTAGCGTGTACTCCCGCATCAGCGGGTGGAGGTGGAGCTGGAGGTTATAGAGCTTCTGGTTATGGCCCTGCACCTTTACAAGGAACAGCTTTAACAGTGGAAGAAGGATGTCACGCAGTAGTAATTGGAGGTGGGGGAACAGGCCCTGCTGCTTGTAGTAGCGGACAAAATTCAAGTTTTGCTGCCGCAGAATCTTTTGGAATAACTTCAAGTGGTGGTGGTAGAGGTGGAGGTGGTCCTTCATGTACAGGAACAAATGCTGCGGGAGTACCCGGAGGTTCTGGAGGTGGTGGAGTTGGTTATGGAGGTTATGCTGGCGGTAGTGGTAATGCTGGAGGTTATACTCCTCCAGAAGGAAATCCAGGTGGTCAAGGTGGTGGATCATTTAATGGTGGTGGCGGTGGAGGCGCTGGTGGAGCAGGTTCTAATGGACCTCCAAGTGCTGCTGGAGCAGGAGTACCAAACGATATTTCAGGAAGTGGAGTAACATATGCTGCAGGTGGAGCAGGTCAACCTGGTGGACCAGGTGCAGCCGGAGGTAATAATACAGGAGATGGCGGTAATGCTCATCCAGCTGCAAAAGCTGGTGGTTCAGGAATTGTTATATTAAGATTTCCAGATAGTGCAGGTTTAAGTGCCAGCCCAGGAACAAATACTGTAGCACCTGCGCCAGGTTCTACAAAAATTGCTACCTTTACTGTTACAGGGACTTTAACTGTTTCATAATTTTTAATCTTTACTTTTTCTTTAACGTAATATAAAACATATGTATAAAGACATATGAACTTAAGTAATTATTATTGGTATTTTCAATCAGCCATTCCTCATCGCATCTGTGATGATATTGTACGCTATGGAAAACAATTACAAGATGGTTTAGCTACTACAGGTGGTTATGGCGATGTTAAAAAATTAAACCAATCTCAAATTAAAGATTTAAAAAAGAAAAGAGATTCAAATATAGTTTGGATGTCTGATCGGTGGATTTATAAAGAAATACAACCTTATATTCATCAAGCTAATCAATCTGCAGGATGGAATTTTCAATGGGATTTTTCAGAGTCTTGTCAATTCACTAAATATAATAAAGGTCAATATTACGATTGGCATTGTGATGGATGGGATAGACCGTATCAAAGACAACAAGGGGATCCTTCAAATGGTAAAATAAGAAAGCTATCCGTAACTGTTACATTATCGGATCCTAAAGAATATAAAGGTGGAGAATTAGAATTTGATTTTAGAAATTTAGATCCCGATAAAAAACCTAATGTACATAAATGCAAAGAAATATTACCTAAAGGATCTTTAGTAGTGTTTCCTGGCTTTGTGTGGCATAGAGTATGCCCAGTTAAAAAAGGATCAAGACATAGTTTAGTAATATGGAATTTAGGATGGCCTTATAAATGAAAAAGAAACAAAAGAAAGCAAGAAAAGTAAAGATTCAAAAAGAATTGGATAAGATATCCTGTGGAAGTGCCAAATCATTTCCTAAACAATTAACTCGAGAAGATTTATTTAGATGTCCTATATGGTTTGCTGATGAACCTGCATTCGTAGATGATTTAAATAAAGCGTCTGATAAATATATAGAAGATTCTAAAAAGAATTTAAAAAAAGATATTGATAAAAGGAATAAGGAATTTGGAGATAAAGGAGATATGGGTAACGTGTTTCATTCTACATCATTAATCGGTGATCCTAATTTTAAACAATTACAAGATTATATAGGTGCTACAGCCCATAATTTATTGGTAGAAATGGGTTTTGACTTAACCAATTATCAATTGTTTACTACAGAAATGTGGGTACAAGAGTTTGCTAAAAGAGGTGGTGGACACCATACTTTACATACTCATTGGAATGGTCACATATCCGGTTTTTATTTTTTAAAAGCTAGTGAGAAAACCTCTCGGCCTTTATTTGAAGATCCTCGGCCAGGAAACATAATGAATCTTTTACCAGAAAAAGATAAAACACAAGTAACCTATGCAAGTTCTCAAATTAATTATGATGTAAGACCAGGTCGTCTGATATTCTTCCCGTCTTATATGCCCCATCAATATATAGTAGATATGGGATATGAGCCATTTAGGTTTATTCACTGGAACTGTCAAGCTATACCGAAAGGAGTATTAAATGTCACCTAAAGTTGTAGAAAATTTTTTATCTCCTTCGAATTATAATGCTTTATACAGTGCCCTTACGAATGAATATTTTCCCTGGTATTATAATAATTATAAAGTTAAAGAAGTATCTGATAAATTATTTCACTATCAATTTACTCATGTTTTTTTTGAAAATAATAAAATTAATTCTAGTTATTTTACTATTTTACAATCTTTACTTGAAAAATTAAAACTTAAAACTTTAAAAAAAGTTAAAGCTAATTTAAACCCTATTAGTGACAAGTTAATAGAATTTAGTGAACATCAAGATGCTTTCAAAGAATTACAATGTACGAGCATGATATATTATCTTAACACTAATAACGGCTATACTAAAATAAAAAATAAAAAAATAAAATCTAAAGCAAATAAAGCTGTTTTTTTTCCATCTCACGCTTTTCATTTTGGAACAAATTCAACGGATTGTAATAACAGAATGGTGATAAATATAATATATAAGGAGGATTAAATGTCATTCAAAAAGAATAAATATACAGTGTTAAAGGGAGTTATCAATAGAGAGATGGCTGATTTTTGTTTTGCTTATTTCTTAAATAAAAGAAAGGTAGCAAGATTTTTATTTGATCAAAAATATATATCCCCTTTTACTGAGTACTGGGGTGTATGGAATGATCAACAAGTCCCTAATACTTATTCTCATTATGGAGATTTAGTCATGGAAACTTTATTACAAAAAGTTCAACCCGTTATGGAAAAACATACCGCGCTTAAGTTATGTCCTACATATTCCTATGCAAGAATTTATAAAAAAGGGGATGTGTTAGCTAGACATAAAGATAGATATTCGTGTGAAATTTCTACTACCTTAAATTTAGGAGGAGATGATTGGCCTATTTATTTAGAACCTTCTGGAAGAACGGGTCAAGCAGGTATTAAAGTAGATCTTAAACCTGGTGATATGTTAATATATTCAGGATGTGATCTTGAACATTGGAGAGAAGAATTTACAGGCAAAGATTGTGCTCAAGTATTTTTACATTACAATAAAAAAGGTTCTAAACTAGCTAAAGAAAATGAGTTTGATAAGCGTCCATTTTTAGGACTTCCCGCTTGGTATAAAGGCTTTACATTACCTAAAAAATAAATTATAATAAAATCTGGTTGGGGGAACTCCACCACAATTCCCCCGACTTTATCATATTGATAAATCATTCGATCTAGTATAATTTCAATCAGGAGATTATATGTTAACAAAAATCACATTAAAACCGGGGTTAGATAAACAATCCTCAGATACAGGAGCAGAAGGTCGTTGGGTAAATGGCGATTATATGCGATTTAGATATAGTTATCCTGAGAAGATAGGAGGCTGGCAACAGCTTACGTCTAGTAATTTAGTAGGAGCTGGAAGAGATCAACATGCTTGGGTAGATAGAGCCGGAAATAAATATGTAGCAATTGGAACTAATAAAATGCTTTATGTTTATTTTGAAGGAGCAGTTTATGATATTACTCCATTAGATACTACAAAATCTCAAGCCGGGGTAGGAATTGGAACTTCGAATGGTTCCGATATAATTACTCTTACCTTTGCATCTGCTCACAATTTAGAGGTGGGAGACATTATATTATGTAGAAATGGTACCACAGTTTTTACTGCTCCACCTTCAAGTTCTTTTATAGCAGCTGATTTTGATAATGATTTATTTGAAGTTTTAACTACTCCAAGTACTAAAACTTTAACTATTAAGATGACTCTTCTAGCTAATAATAATGAAACCGGAACTGGAGGAGCAGTAGCCACAACCACAATTGATCCTTATTATGCAATAGGGCCAGTTACTCAAGGTTATGGTTATGGATGGGGAACTAATACTTTTGGTGGTAGAGTTATTCCCCCTACACTAACTACTTTGAATGGAGCTCTAGCTGATGATGCTAATGGTAATAATGGTTCGGCTACAGAAATTACTTTAACATCAACTTCAGGATTTACAGTTCCTTCTTCATCAACAGAAATTATTCAAGTAGGAAATGAGTTAATTGGATATACAGGAATTACAGGAAATAAAGTAACAGGAATTACAAGAGCATACAGCGGAAGTGCAAGATCTTCTCACTTGAATGGAGCTACGGTTTATGATGCCAGTAGCTATGTGGGTTGGGGCAGTGCAAGTACATCAGCTCAAGTTGTATTAGAACCAGGACAATGGAGATTAACTAACTATGGAGAAAACTTATTGGCTTTAGTACATAATAAAAAAGTATTTGAATGGGATCCAGATAGTGGATCTGGTTTAACTGTTAGAGCAACTGTTTTAGCAAATGCACCAACTTCTTCAAGAGACATGGCTGTTTCTACTCCTGATAGACATTTAGTGTTTATTGGAACCGAAACAACAATAGGTAGTTCAGGAACACAAGATGATATGTTTGTAAGATTTTCGGATCAAGAAAGTATTAACGCAACAGACTCTTATACTCCTAGTGCAACTAACACCGCGGGATCTCAAAGATTACCTGATGGATCTAAATTAATGGCAGTTATTGCGGGTAAAACAGCTTTATATGTTTGGTCGGATACAGCGATGTATACTATGAAGTTTGTAGGTCAACCATTTACTTTTGGTTTTGAACAGGTTGGAACTAATTGCGGTATATCTAGTCAGCATGCACCTGTTGAAATAGATGGTGTAGCTTATTGGATGGGACCAAATGGATTCTTTAAATATACTGGAGGTAGGGTTTACAGTATGCCTTGTCTAGTAGAAGATTACGTATTTGAAAATATAAATGTTAATGCCAACCAACAAATTCATGGAGCAGTTAATAATTTATTTGGTGAAGTAACTTGGTTTTATTGTAGCAAAGGATCCGATGAAGTGGATCGTTCAGTAAGTTATAATTATATAGAATCTACAGACAGAGACCCTATTTGGACTACATCTTCTTTAGCAAGAACTACTTGGACTCCAGAAGGAGTTTACGGAAAACCTTATGCTACACAATACAAAACAGCTGTTGCTCCTACTGCTCCTGAAGTTAACGGAGTTACAAATGGGGCAAGTTATTTTTGGCAACATGAAATTGGAACTGATGAAGTTTTTGCTAGTGGTACCACTAATGCAATTACAGCAAGTATTGAATCAGGAGATTACGATATAAGTAAGGATCAGGGGCTACCAGGAGAAGGAGAATATATAATGAGAATTAGTAGATTTATACCTGACTTTGGAGCTCAAACAGGTGATGCTCAAGTAAGACTGACAACTAAAGCTTTTCCTAATAGTGTTGCGGTAGCTAATAACTATACCGCTACTACTTCAACAACCCAACTTAACACTAGGGTGAGAGCAAGACAAATTGCATTTAGAGTAGCAAATACAGGAACCGGTGAAAACTGGCGACTAGGAACTTTTAGATTAGACATACACGCAGGAGGTAGAAGATAATGGCTAAAATATCAGAAGTGGTTGCAACAATTGAAGGACCAGAATTTGATCAACAAAATGTTCAGAACTTGGCTAACAATGTTATTTCCATTGTACAAAAAATGAATACTACATATCAACAACAATTAAAGGACGAACTAGAAGCCTTTACTTTATTTGTAGATTAAGTTAGGATAAGAAAAAGACATGGCGAATGCATATAAAAATAGCATCTATACTACTACAGGAACAGGAGCGGAAACTATTTATACCGTACCATCTGCAACCGTAGGAATTGTTAAATCCCTTTCTATATTTAATGGAGTGGCAGGTACTACTAATCTAACTATTTCAATACTAGATAGCAGTGCAGGGACAACTACTTTTTATGCTAAAAACTCCAGTGTAGCAGCGGATGCTAAGGTAGAAATATTTGAAGGCGAAGCTAGCACTGTATTAGTTTTAGAAGAAGCAGACGCTATTAAAGTAACATCAAGCGGAGGTGCAGGAGTAGTCTGTACTTTAAGCGTATTACAACAGGATAGAGCATAATGACAAAAACAGTAAAAGTAGATGGCCAAGATGTGCCATTAATTGAACCAACAGAAATAATAGAAACCTTTACCAATATTAAAACAGGAGAAGTTTATAAGGATGAAGCAGCCTATAAAGCAGCTAATATTCCCCCAGAAGACTTAAGAAAAGATGTCAAAGTAATCATGCCTCCTCTTGATTTATTTGGTAAAAGCTAGTAATAGTATATATTCAGGCAAAATACCTGCACTCAAAGAGTATAACATTTTCAAGGAGAATTAAAAATTATGGCCGATTGGTGGGATATAGTAAAAACAGGAGCTGATATAGTCCTTTCAGGCGGAAAGGCTTACTTAGATTACAAGAGCAAAAAGAAACAAAATGAGATGATTCAAAAGTCTTATGATGATTATATGGCTCAACAAAAAGAAGCAGCTAAAGTTGCACAGAGAGCTGTTTCAACTAATCTTACCCCCATGACCGTTTTTAATAAACCCTCTACTAAAGCAGATGTAACAGACTTTACTGCTGTTAAAGATGGCGGAATTATGAATTTAAAAAATGGATCTCGTCCAACATACCAAGAAGGAATTGGTCCATTGGTTGAACAAGTTTCTATGCAAGAAGATGTATCTGAAGTACCAGCAGGCGGAGATATGCCACCTGAACTTGCAGAATTAATTAGAAGTTTACACGCAGAACATTATGAAAGATTAAAAGCTATGGGTAAAACCGACGAAGAAATTATGAAAATTCTTATGGACATGGCTATGAGTATGATTCAAGCAGACGCACAAGGTAAAACTCCTGAAGGAATGGGAGTAGAGGTTCAAGCTGAAGAAATGATTGATGTAAAAAATGGTGGTATTATGGGACTAAGAAAAGGTGGTAGAAGTAATTATAGATCTCAAGGAATTGTAACAGAATCGATAACTCAAGAAAATGAAATAGAGTCTCCACCTCAAGATGAAGTTAGGGTAAATGACATGCTTCTTGGAAGCCCAGATTATCAAGGAGGAATTACAACCAGCGATATTATTAATCCAACAAGAACAGATGAAGACGTCCAAGCTGCAAGAGCAGATATAGAAAAATCTAACCAAGCAAATCAAATTCAAGAAACAGCTACAGTTCTTATAGAAGAACTGATACTGCCTCCAGAGGAAGCTCTAGAAGGAGCCCACAAGATAAACGCAGTTGAAAAAGCGGTTCCTGGTGCTAGTCGTATTGCTCTAATGTTAATAAAAAATCAGCTAATGGATGTAGACTCAGCTATAGACGCAGCTGTAAGGATGGTAAAGAGCTCTCAAATTGATCAATCATTAGCTCAAGGTGGTATCATAGGACTAAGAAAAGGTGGTAGAAGTAATTATAGATCTCAAGGTTTTGTAGATGAAGATGAAGATATAGAAGTAATGGACCCTGAATCACTAGGAGACTATGAACTTAAAATGGAAGAAGGAGTTGACATTGGTCCAATGGCTACTGGCCCGAGTGATAAATATGAAGCACAAATTCAAAAACTTATGCAAGAAATGAATATTAGTAGAGAATTAGCTGAAGCATTAATACTTGGTTCTGATCCTGCTTCAGTAGATTTCTTAAAAAATTTAAGAAAAGGTGGTATTGCAGGTTTAAGACAAGGCGGAAGAATTGGGTATTCTGAAGGTAGTTGGGAAGCAGAATGGGACAGGCTTTATAACGACTACAAAGCAAAACAGATTGAATTAGGAAAAGAATTTGTATCTAAAGAAGAGTTTATAGATATGCATAGAGATAACAATGCTCAAGGCGGAAGAGTTCAAAGATACGGTGGGGGTGTGATGGATCTTGGGGGAATAGAAAAAGATTATAGAACAACTGGGGGCTTTGTTGACATTGGTGGTAGAGAAAGAGCGGATGATGTTCCAGCTCGATTAAGTAGAAATGAATTTGTAATGACAGCCGATGCAGTAAGAGCTGCCGGCGGTGGTAGTATTAATAAAGGTGCACAAAGAATGTATAATGTAATGAAACATTTAGAAACAAAAGGAGCTGCAGCTTAATGGCACAACAATTTGATACATCGGGAATGGGGTTACTCCCTTCTGGGGTTCTTCAACCGTACGGTGAAAATATTCTTAAATATGGTATCGGGCAACTAGGATCTCCTATCGATGTAGGAGGATTAACTCCTAAAGTTGCAGGACAAACTGCTTTTCAACAACAAGCAGCTCAGGGAATTGCTGACCTTGCTGGTTTAGGTCAAGTTCAAAGAGACGCTAGTGGCCAGGTTACAGGGTTTACAGGCGGTACAGGTGTTGCATCTTATCAACCTTACTTAGATCAAATTTCTCAACAACAGTTAATGGATCCTTCTCAAAGCTATCAACAATTTATGTCACCTTATCAGACAGCTGTAATAGATGAAACTTTAAAAGAATTTGACAAACAAGCAGCTATTCAAAAACAACAAATTGGAGGAGATGCCTATACTGCAGGAGCTTATGGAGGAGCTAGACAAGGTGTGGCAGAAGCAGAATACCAAACAGGCTCCGATAGAAACAGAGCAGCTTTAGTGGCAGGATTACAAAGTGATGCATATAACCAAGCTTTAACAAGAAGAGACCAACAGTTAGCTGATCTACAAAATATGGCAACTTTTGTTCCCGGATTACAACAAACAAATATTGCAGCAATGGATGCATTAGGTGCACAAGATCAAGCATTAGAACAACAAAAATTAAACCAATTAGCAGCAGCTAATCAAACTGCATATCAATTACCACTGGATAGAATTACAGATGTTGCAAACGTTTACGGTACAGTATCTGGAGCAATGCCTGGATCACCAACACAGAAATTTACACAGGACCCAATACTTTCTGGTATTGGAGGATTTTCACAAATGTATTCAATGTTAAATCCAGCTGAAGGTAAAGGTGCAACGCAATCGTTAATAGATATGATTAGAGGAGCATAATGTTTAATAGAATTTTAAAAAGACCCATGTTTAGAAGAGGAGGAGCTAGCTTTTCTGTTCAAGGAACGGGAATTACTTCAGGGTTAGATACACCTAGAAGAGGATATAAAAGAGGACTGGTAGTTGAACCAGGAGGTTATCAAGGAGACATAGAGGTAGCTACTATCAATAAACTTGAAGCCAAAGACAAATATAAGAAAGCGATAGAAGATCAGGGAAAAACTATTACTGAATCAATTAAAGCACCTAGTGGAGACATATTAGATTACTTTGCATCATTTTCTGATGTTCAAAAAGATCAATATGGTAATGACGAGACTGCGGGTCAAACAAGTTATCGAGGATACGAAAAGGTAATGGATAAAAGAAGAGAATACCAAGACAAAAAAGCTGCCGCACAAATAGCAGCAGGAGAAGCAGGTGTTGAAGGTGCTAAAACTATTTATGAAGCCACAACAGATGCAGAGATTAAAATGTTAACTCAAAAGTTAGCTAACGAAGGAGCAATTAACGTAGCAGAAATTGCAAACGCTTTTGAAAATACAGCTACAGGTGGAATGATTCAAGAAATTAAATCTAGAACAGATATTGATGAAAAGACAAAAAATAAAATGATTCAAGAAATAATAATGAAAAGTAATAAGCCAAAACTAATTGCTAATCTTACGCAAGCTATTCTAGATAATGCTAGTGCTAATATGATTAAAATGGATCCAGAAAAAGCTGCGCAACAAGCTGCTTCAATTGTAGGAAACATATATCTAATGATAGGTCTGGGGCAAACTTTTGCTAAAGGTGGCAGAGTTGGATTGCAACAATCTTATCCAGGAACTGTAGGACAAGCTCAAGTAGCTGCACCTCAACAAGCTAGTTTTACAGAAACCGAGAATATTATGACTCCTAACCAAGACGTTCAAATTTCAGAAACTGAAACTGTTACTGGACAAAGACCAGTAGTTCAAATGCCTTATGAAGAATTTAGAGCAGCCATCCCTGCTGAGGTTAGTGATGAAGTGGTACAATTAATCTATTATAATGAAGACGCCTTTGCAGATTTTTCTTCCATAAGTACTCAAGCGGATATCTATGCTTTCAACAACAAATACGGAGTGACTCTCGTGTTACCTATGGACACGGAGACAGTGTAGGATGAATGGCAGATCAAAACACATTTCCCAATAGCGAACTAGAAAACGAAAATAAGAAAATTGAGAAAAAAATTTTCGATATCAATGCTATTATTAAAAAAAGATTAGAAGAAAATAAAAACAGTGACAACGCGGTTGATATTAATAAACTTATAGAGGAAAGATTAAAAGGAAACACTTCCGATACTGAAGCCTCAGACGTTAATAAAAAAATTTCTGAAAGATTAGGTATAGACGTTTCGACCTTAGGGAAAACTAATGACATTATCTCCGACGAAGATCGTTCTTATGTAAACACTTTAGGAACGAAAGATCATGAAAAAGTTTTATTATACCTAGATATTTTTAGAGACAATCCTGAGATTGTAACAGACTATTTACAAACTATTAAAAAATGGGGATCAGAAAAAGCTGCTAAAGAAGCAGGTTCCGATAGCCTATTGCTTTATCCTAAAAAGATAAGCAAAGTAATTAAAGAAAACCCCGAACAATTTACAGAAGCAAGCGCAAAAAGATTTAGTTTTTATAATGATTTAGGCGAGCATCTTTATAATATTCAAATAAGAGAAGACCAATGGGGAAGAAAATATCAAAAAGAATGGCTTGGTAAAAAACGAACTAAAGCTGGACTAGCAGTTGCAGAAGCGCTCGGAGATAGTGCGAGAGGTCTAACACTAACTCTTTCTGGTCTTATTGATAGGGTGGGACCTGAGAATGCAGTCAGCGCTGTTGAGTGGATAGAAGCGAACTGGCCTAAAGCAGACGATATTAAATATCCAAATAAACTTTCACCTTTTGCACAAGAAAGTCTGTTTGCAGACTTAGTACAAGGGTTAGCTCAGTTTGGAATAGATGTTTATCTCGGGGGGAGAATACTTAAAGCATTTAAATGGAGTATTGGAAAAGTTGCCCCGGGATGGGTTAGCCAAACTACTAAAGAACTTTCAAAGAAAAAACCTAAACTAGATAAATACGGAAAAGAAATAGCCGATGAGTTTGGTAATATTAAATACGCTTCAAGCATTGCACAGAGGATGGGTTTCTGGGGATTACCTGTTAAGTATGGAATAGGATCAGCACTTACTGATGACCGTCCTCAAGATATGTTAATTAGTGAAGTAGCTACTCAGGCTGCTCATCAATATGGTCTTACTGAAGAAAATTTAATTCCTTTAAAAGATAAAGAGTGGTACGAAAAACTTACTAAAAAAGAAAAAGCTTCTTATATTTTAAAAAGAAAATTACTTCATGGAGTAGAAGGTGTTGCTTTATTTGCAGGGTTAACTAAAGCAATTCCTATAGCCGGTAAAGGTATATGGGGAACAACGAAATGGGTGGGTAGAGGAGTGTCAAAGCCAGTTAGCATAGTAATGAATCCTATATCTCAAATAATGGCAAGTAGAAAAACAGGACTTCCCCAACTTGTAAAAGGAATTAGAAATGCTGGAGGATTTATTGGAAGTAAGGTTTTAAAAATTCCTCCTTATAAAAACTGGGCATTTTTTTCTACTAGCATGGGACCATGGAGAGAAAGATTAGCAGCCACAATTGAAGAAAAAATTCTTCCTAGTTTAAGAGTGAGAGGTCCTTGGACTAAAGAAGCATCTCAAATACTTCAAAAAGGTGACGAGATGGTAAGAAGATATAAAAGAGAAGTGGGACTTCTAATAGGCCAAATAGATAGAGCTGTTTATACTATGCTAAACAAAGGATTAGCTAATAGAATTATGACTACATCCAGCTCTCAAAGTGGAAAACAATATTGGGATGATGTCATTGCTTATCTTAGAGGAGATATAAAACTTGAGGCTTTACCAGCAGTTCTAAGACAACCAGCTAAAGATATTCAAAAGTTAATAGAAAAATTAAGTCAAAAAATTAAACCGTTTGTAAAGAACCAAGAAATTAAAAAAGAAATTGTAGATGGAATGGGAAAATATTTAACTACTTCTTACAAAATATTTCAAGGAACTTTTAAACCTAATAAAGCTGAGATAGAAGCAGCTCAAAAATACTTTGTAGACTTAATTAAAAGAACAGACCCTGCATTTAAAAATGTTAGAGCCGGATCTAAGAAATGGAGTTTATTAAATAGACTAGCTTCTCAAAAAGTAGATGATATTTTACAATTTGGTAAAGAAGGAAGTAGTCCTATTGGAAGATTAAATGAAATTAAAAAATTAGTTAGTCCCGATGGAATTTTAAAACCAAAACAACAACTTCCAAAAGTAATTGAAGATTTAATGGGTAAAGTTGATGATGGCACTGCCATTATTATGGACACCGTATCCTCTCAAGCCGAACTGTTATCACACTTATTTGTTCACAAAAGTATTTTAAGAGAAGGTTTAAAATCAGGGTGGATTGTAACGGACCCTAAAAAATTTGCTATAGAAGGAGTTCAAGAATGGGTAGCTAAATCTTTAGTTCCTATTTCACAAATAGCTCGAACCTCTAATATTGATATAGCAAAAATATATGCTCATAAAGGTGGCAACTACTACACAACTACAGCTATTGCTAATGCAATTAGAACGGACGCATTGGCTTCTGATGCAGTATTACAATGGTGGTGGTACCAACCATTCCTAGCCGCGAAGACTGCTTCTCAATTAAGTAAAACAGTTTTATCTTTAATGACTCAATCAAGGAACTTTGAAACAGCCATGTTCTTTTCTATTATGCAAGGACATATTGGTCCGCAAGCGAGTGTAATGGAAGCAATGAAATTTGTTTTTGGAGATGTAGTAGGATCAGGAAAAGTTAATCCTCTTGCTATGAGAAAAAAATTAACCGAATGGACTGAGGTTGGAATTTTAGATACTTCTATTGTGGCAGGAGAAATGGAAGCAGTCATAGGGGACATAGTTAAAGGACGATTTGCTAACACGGGTCAGTTGTTTAAATATTTATTAAAAAATCCTATCTTTAGAAAAGCTACAGAGTTTTATCAAGGTTCAGACAGTGTATGGAAAGCTTACGGCTATGAGTTTACAAAATCTCAATTGCTGGCAGCTATTCCTATTAGAGGATTAACTGTAGCAAATGCTAAACGTCTAGGTTTTATTGTAGATAAAGGTAGAACCGTCCCTTACAATTGGAAAGACCTAGTCTCTACTCAAATGAGAGAAATTTTTGGTATGAAATGGAACCCTTTAAGAATTGATGGAACTGAAAAAACATATGGGGATGCTTTAAAAGAAATTGCAGGGAAATATATTAAAGATGTTTATCCTAACTATAATATTGTACCCACGTTAGTTAAAAACTGGAGACGTTTTCCACTAGGAAATTTCATAGCGTTTAGATCAGAAAACATTAGAAATACCTTCAATACTATGGCCTATGCTATGAGAGAAATGAGTTCAAGTAACCCTTTCCTAAGACAAATGGGTGCTAAAAGATTAATGGGATTATCAGCTACGTTTTATGGTATTGAAAAAGGATTAAGTTTATTTACCAGTACGCTTACGGGTCTTGATGAAGAGTGGATGGGAAAATATAAAAGATGGTTTGTTCCTTACTACGATAAGACGTCAACCTTATTTGCAGTCAGTAAACCAGATAAAGACTTTAAATTTTGGACTTTAAACTGGACCAGAGAAAACCCTTATGAAGGAATGCAAGATGCTTTTGCAGTAATGTTTACCGAACTATTTAACCCTGTAAATGATGACTGGGGTATGGGAAAAAGATTTTACAATGCATTCTTCTACAACGTAGAAGAAGATACTCCAGGATCTATCTACTTAATGTTTGAACCTTTTATAACTCCAGGTTTATTTTTCAAAGCAGTTGTGGACATCGCTCCAGCGGAATGGACAGGAGGACTGGGAAAGAATGGAGTTACAGACACTGGAAAAGTTATATACGATATAAGAAATGATTCTCCAGGAGAAATTTTAGCTAAAATCTATGGCCATATATGGGAGGATCTTGAGCCAACTACAGCTAAGAACGCAGGTGAAGTATTAGGGGCAGCTGAAGGAGAACTAACTAGGTCAGGTAAAGAAATTAACACTATCAACAAACTTTTTAAAACAGTTCTTGGAATAGGTCTCGAGAAACAAGATCCTAAGGCAGGTATTACATATGTTATAAGTCAATTTACTGACAGAATTACTTCAACACAGACAGATTTTATTAGAGAAGCAACAAATATTAATCAACTTCTTTTGGATCCATTTTTATTTCCTAAAAAATTTGAAGAGCTTCAGCAAAATAGATACCGAGAGTATAGTAGACTGTATGATTTTATAACATTTTTAAAAGATGATTTAAAAATGACTAACGCCGAGATTTGGGCACAGGTTAAGAATAGAAAAGGATTTTCAAGACAGACTCTTAACCTAATGTATCAAGGAGTATTTGATCCAGCTAACCTACCACCTTTTGAATATACATCTATCTTCCCAGGTATATTAAGAAGAATAAACAATACGGATCGTTATAAAGATAATCAATTAGAGTTAAGAGATATTTATGACATTGAAAAAATAAGAGACATTAAAAGAAAATGGTTAAGAGTTCCACTTGGATTAAGTGACTCTGAATTACAAGAATATTTTATTACAGGTAAAGATCCTAGAGTAGAAGAAGAAGACAAAGAAGTAGAAGATGACAAAACATCTATGGTGTTACCAAATATTACAGAACAACAACCTAAAAAAATAGTGAGTAGACAGCTCCCTCAAATAGTTCCTAATCAGACACTAAAAACAACAGAAGTAGCAGACAATGTATTACAAGCTTCTGCTCAACCAGTTAATGTTGATCAAAAAACTGGCTTGACAAGAGTAGAGGATGCATTACTATCTAACGAAGAAAAAGCTATTAAGCTTAGAAACAAAGGAGTGAGGGTATAATGGCTAAAGATAACGCATTACAAAGAATAGATTCCCATGAGAAGTTATGTAGAATTATGCAAAAGCAAACTCATGAAAGAATTTCTAGAATAAAAAAACAAATCGATAGAATTGAAAGTATTCTATTAGTGTCTGTAGGTGCATTGATTACAGGCATGGCTTATGTTATCTTCGCATTAATTCCACAATAAAATCATGAAACTTTCCAAAAATTTTAGCTTGGCAGAGCTTACTAAATCGCAAACAGCCGAACGTATGGGCTTGGACAATAACCCTAATGAAGATGAAACAGAAAACTTAAGATTGCTCTGTGAGAGGGTCCTACAGCCCGTTAGGGACCATTTTGACGACGTAGTTACCATCAGCTCGGGCTATCGAAACGAAATTTTAAGCCAAAAAATAGGCAGCTCAAGCAAGAGCCAACATTGCAAGGGGATGGCGGCGGATTTTGAGATCTTTGGTGTTGATAATAATAAGGTCAGCGATTGGATCAAAGAGAACCTTATGTTTGACCAGCTGATCCTTGAGTACTATGAACCGGGCCAACCAAACTCAGGCTGGATCCACGTGTCCTATAATAGAGATGTTAATCTGAACCGAAAAGAATATCTCATGGCTGTCAAAAATAGTTCTGGCAAAACGGAGTATAAACCTATACTAGGTCTGTCTACGGACAGATATGCAAAATAGGTTATTAGTACATAAACATTTAATTATAAGAGCAGAAGCAATAAAGCCCCCTGTGGACGAAAAGCTATTAAAAGAATGGTTTCTGGAGTTTGTTAAAGCTATCAACATGAAACTATTCATGGGGCCTTATGTAAAGTACTGTGAAATGAAAGGTAATAGAGGTATTACAGCTGTTGCCATTATAGAAACTTCACATATAGCAATGCATATATGGGATGAAGTAAGCCCTGCTTTAATGCAGTTTGATGTCTATTCTTGTGGTGATTTAAATGTTGAGGATATCTGTAGGAAAATTGAAAACGATTTTGAAATCCGGAAAATGGAGTTTAAATTTTTGAACCGCGAGGCCGGCCTTCAAGAAATTTCTAAAAAATAAAATTCCAGCGCGCCCACACGTATATCCTACATTTTCTTATATCCATTCTTTTAATTGTTCCCCTAATATCTCTGATGCTATATTTATTTTTTTACGTAAAGCTTTAACTATTCTTTCATCAACTGTATCTTCACATATAATATCTATATACGTCATAGGTTTTTCTTGTCCTATTCGGTCAATTCTCGCTTCTGACTGTTGACGCTTCTCTAGGTCATATCCGTTAGAATAGTAAATCATGGTGTTTGCAGCCGTCAAAGTTATCCCATAGCCGCCCGTAGAAGGGGTTCCAACAAGAAACCGGCACTTAGGGTCGGACTGAAATTTCTTGATATTATCTTGTCTGTCTTCATTTGGGGTTTTACCATAATAGTCCACAACCGAGTCATCACCATATTCTTTTTTAATTGAGTCAATAATTGTTTGGACGTCATATTGGTAATGGGCCCATATAACAGCCTTACCCTCTACTTCATCCAATAATTCTAGTAATTCATTTAATCTATTATTTTTAACGAGCTGTGTAGAGCCATCGTCGGCTTTAAAATGTCCACACGTAATTTGATGCAATCGCATTAACTGAGTTAATGCACTAGCCGTAGTAATAACTTTACCATTCAATTGAGCCAAAGCCATTTGTTTCATTTGTTTATAGACTTTATCTTGTTCTGCGCTTAGACTAATAACCCTTTTCATAAAAGTTTTTTTAGGTAAATCTAAGCAATCGTCTTTTAATACTCTATAGGAAAAAGGTTTTAATTTATCGGAAAGCTCTCCTAAATTTTTATAACCTACTACAATCTCTACGGATCTCCCATTAAAATGAGCTTTACGCATAATGGCATATCGAGTTCTAAAAGTATAATAAGAAGAGTGGTCTAATAAGTATTCATCTAAGAATTCACATTGTTTAAAAAGATCTAATGGGGATTTAGTTACAGGAGAACCTGTCATTATCCTACGAAATTTTGCGTATTTACCAAGTCCTACAATATTTTTTGTTCGTTTGGCCCCGGGATTTTTAATCGTTGTGGATTCATCAATTGCCATAAAAGTATTATGGCAATTTAAAAATTTACCAGCAAATTCTACACCTTTTTGAGTACTAAAAGCTTCCACATTCATAATAAGGATATGAAGATCTTCACCAGGTTCAAATAAAGTGTCTAATAATTTTTGTTGTTTTTTATTAATAGTCGCTTGCCATAGAACTGTTCTATGTTCTACATGTTTTGCTAAGTGAGTGGGAAGCTCTTCGGAATACCAGTTTTTATAAACACCTTTAGGTGCTATAATTAAAGCACCGTTAATTTTACCTTTATCATAAAGCATAGAGATATTATCAATGGCTACTTTAGTTTTACCAGTTCCCATTTCCATAAAATAGGCAAATACTTTTTTATCCCATGAAAGCTCTAAAGCTTTTAATTGATGGGCATACGGTTTTGTTTTAAATTTATATTTCATAATTTATTCTTCTTTCTATTGACAAGCTCTATATTATAAAGTAGACAATGTCAATGAAAGAAAATATTGAGGATAAAGAACCTATAGTATATGTACTCCAGGAAGTACCAGGAACCCGAGCAGGGCGACCTAAATTTAATATTATAGGGGCTCAAAAATATGGTAAACTTAAAGTTCTTTTAAGAGAAGATAGTCAAGTTGTAATGAGTCCTGGTCCTATTAAACATAAACTGGAGAGACTTTTAAAAGATTTTTCTGATAAAGATTATTTATTATTATCAGGAGACCCACAAATAATTTTTATGGTTGGAGCTGTTATTGCAAAAGTAAATAATGGTAGAGCCAAAAGTTTAAAATGGGATAGACAAGAGCAAACCTATTATCCTCTTGAGTTTGATTTATACGAGAAAGGAGAAATAGATGTCGATTAAACAAACAATAAAGTTCAAAGAAGAGAACTTAGAAAAAATGTTTGTGGAGGATGCTCCACAACAAGTTGATGAACTTGAAAATGTTAGAAGTCTTTCTAACTATGTAATAGATCTTCAACGTTTAGAAAACGAAATAGAAACTGCAGAGGCAAATTTAAAAATGAAAAAAGAAAGAGCTGATAAAATTTCTGCAGAAGTGATTCCTGAAATAATGGAACAAATGAAACTAAAAACTCTTAAACTTCAAGATGGTTCTGCCATAGAAGTTAAAGAAGTTTATAGCGCAACTATTCCTGTTGCAAATAGGGAGGGCGCTTTTAAATGGCTTCGAGATAACGACCTGGGTGATCTTATTAAAAATGAGATTACTGTTTCCTTTGGTCGTGGCGAAGATAACAAGGCGAACGATTACGCTAGCCTTGCTGAGAAGAATGGGTATCAACCTACACAAAAGTTGAAGGTAGAACCAATGACTCTCAAAGCACTGTACAGAGAGCGAGTTGAAGCAAAGCAAGACTTGCCTTCTGAACATTTTAATCTGTTTAAGGGAAACAAAACAAAAATAACAAGGAGCAAATAACATGTCACAAGAGACAAGCGACCTAACGGTCAAAAAAGAAGGTAACTTACCAGCGGAAATGAATTTCGTTCAAGATGCTGGAGCTGGACTTGAGAATATAGATAAAGACGATATGGCTTTACCATTTCTTAAGTTATTACAAACAAGTTCGGATGAAACTAAAAAGAAACATGCGAACTATGTTGAAGGAGCAGAAGCTGGAATGTTTTATAATACGGTTACAAAAAAACTGTATAATGGTGAGAAAGGTATTGAAGTAATACCTGTTTTCTACAAGTTAACATTTCCAGAGTGGGCACCTTTCGAACGTAAGGAAGGTAGACCAATTAGCCCTGATAGAGGTCCAGAAATTTTAGCTAAAACTAAAAAGAACTCTTCAGGAAAAGATTGTTTAGATAATGGTAATGAAATTATCAAAACAGCTAATCATTTTGTTATCATCAATGGAGAAAAACCAGAAAAAGCTTTAATGGCTATGAAATCTACTCAGTTAAAAGTGAGTAGAGGCTGGAACTCATTGATGCAAGATCAATTTGAAACTGATCCTAAAACAAATAAAAATGTACCAGCACCGATGTTTTCTAGAATTTATACTTTAAAGTCTGTTGAAAACACAGGTAGTTTTACTTGGCACGGATACAGAGTATCTTTGGCAAGGAAAGTGGATAATGCATCGCTATATCAAATGGCGAAAGAATTCCATAATTCTTTAAAGAAAAGTAACGCTGCAGCTGACGCACAAGAAGAATCTAATTATTAGATTCCTCTAACGAGGATAGGGGCAGTGAAGCGAGAGTGGACCTGCCCCGACCCGGGATCATTATGGAAAATGAATTTATAGAACTATTTACTGGTTATCAGGGAGATTTTGGCATAGCTGACATGTCAAGGACTTCGATTGACTCAGACAAAAATAAAATTAAACCGAATTATGAATGGGCCGGTCGTCCCCTTACAATAGCCGACTACAAAGATCACTTACTTGGTAAAATTTCAATTGGGATTCAACCATGCAGACTAAATAAAACAGCACAGTTTGGATGTATTGATATTGATCCGCCAAATTACGGCGAATTTAAAATAGAAAAATATTTAGGACTATTTCAACAATTTAAATTACCTTTAGTACCTATCTTATCTAAAAGCGGAGGACTACATTGTTATTTGTTTTTAAAAGAACCAATACCGGCTATCGATTTAATCGATGGTTTAAAAGCTTTTCTGCTCCCATTAGGATTAAAACCTACCACAGAAATTTTTCCTAAACAGAAAGAACTAAAAGAAGATGAAAAAGGAGATATTAAACCAGGAAACTTTATTAACCTACCTTACTATAATAATGGAGACACTAATCGCTACGCAATAGATAAGAATAATTCTAAACTCGATATTCACCAATTTCTTAAAACTGCACAAGAATCTAAAATTAGTAAAGAAGAATTAGATAATCTTGTTGAACAGACACATCATAATATTTTATTAGGCACAGATCCAGAATTTTCAGACGGACCTCCATGTTTAGCTCTATGTTCTAAACATAAATTAGAAGATGGAAGAGATAGATTTATGTATAATTATATGGTCTTTGCTAAGAAAAAATACAAAGAACAGTGGCCTGATCAAGTTTCAAAAGCAAACTATAGCTACTTACAAACCCCGTGGGACAAAGCTAAATTAGATACTAAAATTAAAGCATGGAAAGGAGAGACAGCAGGACATACATGCTACGAAGAACCTATTAAAGATAAATGTATGCGGAGCCTTTGCTACAAAAAACCTTTTGGGATAGCCTCTGATACTATCTCCGTCTTTCCTAGTATAACTAATTTTCAAATTATTAAGTACATCGAACCTGAATACAGATTTAATGTTGTTATGCCTAACGACGATAAAATAGAAGTAATTGTGGCTAACACTAAATTAATGACAACTCAAAAAGAAGTTTTAAATTTAATTTGGGAACAAACCGGTGTTTATTTTGAACCTTTAAAACCAAAAGATTATAGAGCAAAATTAAATGAATGGAGAGGACCTGGGTGCACCGTTATTAAACCACCTGCGGGAACTCAAATTGGAGATAGATTAAAAGATGAACTCTATCAATACTGTGTGAATGGTCCCCAAGCTAAACAAAGAACACAAATTAAAAACGGTGCATGTTGGACCGAAGAAGGATTTCATTTTTTTAAGTTTAGATCTTTTATTGAACACTTAGGAAACAGTTGGAAGATATCCGAAGAACGAATTGCACGACAGTTAGAAAAAGACTGCAAAGTTGAATTTAATCATTCTTTAAATGTTGATGGCAAGACATTAAAAGTTTGCCGTGTTCCACAGCTCCACGTGGATCAGATAGCTTATAAACCTGTGGAGAGAAAAGAGAATAACTACTAATGAAAAAATATAGAGTAATAGGACCCCCGGGAACAGGTAAAACACGCAGTTTATTGGAAACTGTACAACAATATAGAGATAAAGGAATTGCTTTAGATGATATTGGATATTTTGCTTTTACCAGAAAAGCGGCCGGAGAAGCTAGAGATAGATTCTTAAAAGCAAATACAGAACTGACAAAAAAAGATATTAAATATTTTCAAACTCTTCACTCGTTTGCATTTAATCAACTAGGATTAAAAGAAGAAAACGTAATGCAGGAAGCACACTATCAAAAGATTGGCGAGACATGTGGAATTCAGATTAAGTATGCCTCTCATGAAAAGAATCAATGGAATGGAATTTTTACATCTGACAGTGAGTACTTAAGTCTTATTAATTTAGCACGACTCCAACAGATTAGTCCTCTTGAACAGTTTGATAAAAACGAACATTTGACATGGATTGAAAGATTTAAATTAGAAGCAATCGCTGCAGAAATAAATAACTATAAAAAAACCTACGGTCTTATTGACTATAATGATATGATTGAAAAATTTTTAAAGGCAGAAAGTAGTAAAGCTTTTAAAGTTATTATAGTAGATGAAGCGCAGGATCTTTCTAAACTACAGTGGAAAATGCTCGACGTTCTTATAAAAAACAGCGAAGAAAAATTTCAACCACATGTATGGGTGGCAGGAGATGATGATCAAGCTATTTTTGGATGGGCTGGAGCTGACGTTAGATCTTTTATTAATTTTAAAGGCAATGATATTAGATTAACTAAATCTCGAAGAGTTCCTATTAATGTACAAACAAAGGCTTTAGATATAATAACTCGCGTAGGAGTACATAGACTTCAAAAAGATTATCTGCCAAGAGATGAAAAAGGTGAAATTATAGAACGTTTTAAATTAAGTGACATAGATCTTACGCAAGGAGACTGGCTAATTTTAGCAAGGACTAATTCCTTATTACAACCAGTTCTTCCTTTTTTAAAAAGACAGGGTCTATTTTTTCAAACCGCTCAAGGAAACAGCATTGGCAAAACTTTACATGAAGATATAAAAATTTGGAATGAATTTGTTCAAGGATTAAATCCTCCAGATATAAAAAGACAAAGACTTGAAGAATTAACAGGAGAAACTAATCTCAATGCTCATCTTACATGGTATGAAGCTTTTAAAAATGTACCTGTTACTAAAAAAGAATATATGAAAGCTATGTTAGTTAATGGTGAAGACTTAAGTAAAGATCCCAGAATAAAAGTTTCAACAATTCATGGAGCAAAAGGTGGGGAAGCTACTAATGTAGTTCTATTTTTAAATCAAACGGCGAATACTATCAAAGGAGCAAAAAAATCTCAAGAAAAACAAGATGAGGAATATCGTGTATGGTATGTAGGAGTTACTCGAACCAAACAAAATTTATATTTAATAAAATCAAACAATAAAGGAAAAGAATTTAAAATATGAAAAATCCATATGATAAACAAATTGGCGGATCACATTATCAGAAATTTAAAATTCAGCCAAGTAAATTCGTAATCGAAAATGAGTTGCTTTATCCTGAAGGTTGCGTTATAAAATATATCTTGAGACACAGACTGAAAGGAAAAAAACAAGATTTAGAAAAAGCAATTCACTTTATAGAAATGATTATTGAAAGAGATTACGCTACTAAAGAAATTAAAAAAGAAACTAAACCAACACCTAACTCCTGGGGGATAAATAAATGATGTTTGAAGCACAAACAGAATGGGTTAAGCCTGATGAATTTCCAGACTTAAGACAAGCAGATACAATTGCAATAGATTTAGAAACATATGATCCAGATTTAAAATCAATGGGATCAGGTTCTGTAATTGGTAAGGGTAAAGTTGTAGGGATTGCTGTAGCTGTTGATGGCTACTCAGGATACTTTCCTTTCGATCATGAAGGTGGTGGGAACCTTGAAAAAAGTAAGGTAATTCAATGGTTTACGGACATTTGTCAATCCCCTTCAGATAAAATTTTTCACAATGCAATGTATGATGTGTGTTGGATTCGATCGATGGGAATAAAAATAAATGGAAATATTTATGACACCATGATTGCAGCGTCACTCGTCAATGAAAATAGATTTAGATATGATCTTAATAGTTTAGGTTGGGATTATGTTGGTAAAGGTAAAAACGAAACAGAATTAAGAGCTGCTGCTAATGAATGGGGAGTTGATCCTAAAGCAGACATGTGGAAGCTACCATCAATGTATGTTGGAACTTACGCAGAACGTGACGCAGAAATAACTTTAGCTTTATGGAAAGTCTTGCAAAAAGAATTAAGCGACCAGGATCTAGGAGCTATTTTTGAATTAGAGACTGATCTTTTTCCTTGTCTGGTTGACATGCGATTTCTTGGTGTGAAAGTGGACGTGAGCAAAGCTCATGAAGTGAAGCGACAGTTAACATTACAAGAAGAAATGTTACTCCACAAAATAAAAAAAGACACAGGAATAGAACCTCAAATATGGGCAGCACGATCGATTGCCAAAGTTTTTGAAAAATTAAATTTACCTTTCGAACGAACTGCGAAAACACAAGCTCCATCATTTACAAAAAATTTCCTTTCGTCTCATGAACATCCTTTAGTTAAGATGATAGCAGAAGCGAGAGAAGTTAACAAGGCTCATACAACATTTATTGATACAATTATTCGCTATGAACATTGTGGGAGAATCCATGCAGATATTAATCAAATTAGATCTGACAATGGAGGAACAGTAACTGGTAGATTTAGTTACTCTAACCCAAATTTACAACAAATTCCCGCTCGTAACAAAGACCTGGGTCCATTGATCCGATCCCTCTTTATACCTGAGTCTGGTTGCGACTGGGGATGCTTTGACTACAATCAACAAGAGCCACGATTAGTAGTTCACTATGCATCCCTGGATCAAGACGCAAGCGTCTTTAATGTAAAAAATGCCTACCAAGAAGGAGACGCAGACTTTCATACTATTGTTGCAAAGATGGCAGACATTCCTAGAAGTCAAGCTAAAACAATTAATCTAGGATTATTTTATGGAATGGGAAAAGCAAAACTTCAAGCAGAACTTGGGGTGAGTAAGGAAAAAGCAGAGGAACTTTTTTCTATTTATCATAACAAAGTTCCATTTGTTAAGTCTTTAATGAAAGGCGTTTCTAACAGAGCCCAACAAAGAGGACAAATTAGAACATTGGGAGGGAGACTATGTCGTTTCCATTTATGGGAACCAAACACTTTTGGTATGCATAAAGCGTTACCATTTGAACAAGCAGTACAAGAACATGGTCCAGGTATTAGAAGGGCATATACATACAAGGCTTTAAATAAATTAATTCAAGGATCCGCTGCTGATATGACTAAAAAATCTATGTTAGAGTTATATAAAGAAGGAATTGTTCCTCATATACAGATACATGATGAACTGGATATTTCTGTAGAAAGTGATAAACAAGCTAAATTAATTAAAGAAGTTATGGAATCAGCAGTTGACTTAGAGATACCAAACAAGGTAGACTATGAGTCCGGTAAAAACTGGGGAGACATACATTAAGGAGAAACTATGGAAAAAATAAAAGTTCAAGTTCAAAAATTATGGCTAGATCATAAAATTACTGCAGCGGCGGTAATTGTTGGTATTGTAATTGGCTCTATAATATTCTAAACTAATCTAACAGCGAGGGATCTATGGAAGATAAAGCACAGAATAGGTGTAAGAATTGTAATTGTCTATGTCATTGTAGCAAAGATGCTCACAGTGATTTATATGGTTCTTGCAGTTGCGCAGATTGTGCATGTAATGATCCTAAAAATGATGGAGAAGAGTGTCTGTCATGTCAATAAAGTTAAAGGAACAACTATGAGGGTATTAAATGAATACGAATCAGAAGTTGAGGATCCTGTTAGCACAAAAAAAGATTCTTAAGCTCCAAAGAGTAAAAAAATATTATATTGCATTGCTTTGGGGTGCATTAATCCTTTTAGCTCTATATGGGTCACCAGGGCATACTCCAAAGCCCTTATTGAAAATAGACCAAAAAGACTATATACTTCCTAAGCCAAAACCAAAGGTAAATAATGATTGAAAAATTAATGACATTATTAGTCGGAATTTTACTAGCCCTAGCTGGCTGGAGTCTGACTCGTACGTTCGAGCTGTCTACTCAACAAGCAGTGGTCTTAGATAAAGTAGATAAACTTGAAAGAACAGTAGAAAAGTTAGAAGATAAAATGGATCGTATGATGGATTCAGATGAAGAAATCATGGAACAACACGAAAAGTTATTTAAAAAATTAGAACAAGGCAACACAGGGTATAGTTATAACTAATGGCACTCAAGATTTCAGAAGAAGCTAAAGTACAAATGCCGATGAAGACGGTTGCCAGCCTGATCGCGCTGGTCGCAATCGGCACATGGGCATATTTTGGGATCATTGAGACCCAAAACCGACTTTCCACGCAAGTAGAATTAATGTCTAAAGATTTAATTGAAAATACAGAATTTAGAATCAAATGGCCGCGGGGCCAACTTGGTTCGCTTCCTGCAGATAGCGAACAATTTATGCTTATAGAACATATGAGTGGACAAGTAGAAAAAATAGAAACAGCAATGCAGGATATGATGTCAAATACAGTTAACATAGAACGTTTACAAAAAGATGTAGAAAAGATATTATCTGATATTGAAAAATTAAAAGACAAGCAAAGAACTTTTGCTAATGGAAACGGAACTCACTAATGGTTGAAATAGTTTTTGCATTATTAATGATAGTGGACCATGAAATTAAGGAACACTTACATATGGACAGCCTCTCAAAATGCCTTAAAGGGAAGCGTATCGCGGAGAGACAGTTAAAAGCTGAAAGTAGAGTGCAGTATAAATGCATTAAATCTAAAGCTAACACTGAAATATATATGGGAGAGAAGAAAATTCTTTCTTTAATCCTTGAATAAAAAATCATACGCATTTTTCCTTAAAAAGAATAGACCAAGAAATAGGGTGGCTCAACAATTAAGTGATGGACGTTACCAACCCCGTGTGGTAAAGAATAAAAAGGTATATAATAGAAAAAATAAATATGACGAAGATCAGGGATATAACGAGTGAAGTCATAGTACCAAGGCCAGTTAAAAAGACTCAAAACGATGAATCTTTTTTTATTGGACAAGTACCAATGGACACGCCACCAGAAACTACAGACATAGAAGTATCTGGAAAGCAACCCATTAAACAACCTCACTTGGATTATTCGGAATCAACGGACATAGATACAAGATGGAAATCTATTAAGGATATATATTAATGATTACAAAATTTTTAAATTGGATAAAAGGTTTATTCACGCCAACAAAAATAGAAAAAGATCCACACTTAGAACTATACGAAGATACTCCGGAGCCAGAAATTCCAGTATATGTTCCGTTTGTTTGCTCAACTCACGCGCGATTTAAAAAATCATGCGCAGACTGTCAAAAACAAGCTCAAGAACATGGCCGATAAAAAATTAAAACTACTTCAAGAAGGTACTAAAATAGAAGCTGAAATAGTAAATGGAGATTGTCCTAATTGTAAGTCTCATACAGTTCTTGTATCAATATATGAATGTATTTTTAGGTGTATGACTTGTGGTTTTGATCTTGAACAAAAAGTTAATGGAAAAATAAGTTATATTCCTCATGGTGCAAGCAAGGGTGATATTAAATTAGAGTCTCCACATGGCCAGGATTAAATTTACTAGCTTTACACCTAGAGACAAACCTCCAAAGCGTCCTAGAGTTCACAAAAAACGAAAAAATAAATCAGAAAAAAGAAGTTTTAAACCATACAACCGTCAGGGGAGATAACTTCCTGCCTTTAAAGAAATAAAGGCAGAAAGAAAAAGGTGTGTGGTGTGACATTTATATCACACTCTATATTAAGTCAAGCTTCCTTTTTTCTCAGGAGGATAATCCTTTTCCGGCATACAGAAAAATTTTATAATAGTTCCATATTCATTAATATCTTTTGGACCAATTTCTTTTGCTTTATCTATAGCTTCATTGTAGCCGGCTAACATGCAGTCATAATGACTATCGTATCTCTCTGTCATGGGAAAGGGCTCCAAACATTGTTGGTAAACACTTGTACATATAATCATTGTTAAAATAAATTTCATAATCCCCTTGACATCTTTTAGAAGTTGTATATTATCCTATACTATATAACAAAAAGGAAATATGACAGACACAACTAAATTTAAAAACATTTGCGTTAATAAACCAACTTATAATAACGTAATTGTATTGAGTAAAGAAATATTTGAGGTGCCTTTGTCTTTGTCAAAGACTCTTGAATACATAGTAGAGAAAGAAATGAAAAGATTAAAAAAAGGTAAACCAAATGGAAACACCAAAGACTAAAATTTGTCCCAAGTGTAAAGGTAATGGGTATTTAAAAGCATTGATCGAAGAAGGACGTGAAGAAATTGTCCTTCAATGTTCTTTGTGTGAATCAGAAGGGGAAGTAAGTGAAACTAATAATCACTTGTATATTACTGCTGATGGTATGCACAAGTTGCAGTAAAGACTTTGACCTTAACCCTTGGACAACTGTTTTAAAAAAAACACTTAATGGTAAAGAAAGTAGTAATAAAAAGTAGTAACATAACTCCTAAACAATGGTCTGTACTATTGTTAGAGTTAAACTTAATAAAACAAGCATGGCGCCCATATGCTAAACTAGAACTTGAAGCGCCAGGTTTGAAAAAAATAATATCCTGGGGGACAAGAAAACATGATGACAAAGAAGATAAATGAAATGGCCCAGCTTTGGGAAAAAACTAAAGATCCTAAATACAAAGATCTCTGGTATAAATACATAAAGGAGTTTGCAGATGGAATTAATAATTCTAACGGACGGGTTATACCATTTAGTCCCCGTAACAAAAGAAATGTTAAAGGGATTAAGTTTGATAAAACAAGTTGGTATAACTTGCTTTGATATGTGTGATATTTTGAGATTAAAACTAACTACCTATTACGGTGAGCCGATAAATGCTCACGTGATGAATGATGGTAGTGGTGATTTTTTTGGATGTATATGCAGATAGATTTGAAAAGGACCGGCGTCCAAATAATGCCTCGCGCTATTCCCTGTACGTCAAGCTGTGACCCCCGCTATGGTAGGGGTAGCCTCGGAGCCTTTGCTCTCCTAGTAGTAAGTGCACTGAACCT